ATGCTAAAACACAAACTAAAAATACAAGTAATGCTTATTCTTTTACTTCCATTCATTTTAGCAGGGTGTAGTGGGTCAAAAATGACTATGAAAGATAATGACACCTTGCGTGATATATTGTCCGACTACACTCTATTGCCACATAGCACGGATAGTGTTAGTTCGTATGCTCAACAAGATTTAAGGATGGGTTATGACAGCTGTATATCTCCATTTGTTGTTATTTCTCCTCATGGTGGAAAGGCAATAGTGGATTTCAGATATGTCGGTACAGATTTCATTGACATTAAAAATATTGTCGTGGAAACAGATAACCACAAATACAGAGTAAGCTTTAAAAAAGATGATTTAACACAAGATGTAAAATCATATCCCACTCCTTATGTTGAAGAAACAGTATTTTGCGACATAAACAAAAAACACTATAAAATGCTAGTTGATATAGCCAACTCTAGTAGCACTCGTGTGACATACACAGGTAATGACACATATAGTTATGAATTGTCTGACACAAACAAAGAAGCTATTAAAACACTAGTTTCTTGTTATGAAGAATAAAAAAAAATAGAGGGAGCTTTATGCTCCCTCTTAAATTATATAGGTCTATTCTTATTAAACTCTGCTACAACAGATTCAATCATCATGTCTAAATCTGTTTTCTTAACCTTAATACCCTTAGCATTTAATGACTTAGTAATATAGTTTAAAGCTTCTGCTTTCTTTTCCTTGCCATCCCAACCATTAACTTTACCAAGTTGTTCTATTGCATTAACACCAATTTTTACAATTTCAAGTACCTTATTAACCTTACTAACACCATACTTTTTAGCAAAATAAGTCAAAATGACAATAGCACCAGTGGAAATCAACAAAGCAATAGCTTGTAAAATTTCAGTAACATTACTTTCCATAATATCTCTCCTTTCAAAATAAGACAACCAATTACATTAGATAAAAATTAAAACGCAACCACGAACGTTTTGGAACGTCTGATAGCATTTTAAAAAACCTATACACTCTTAATGCCAATCATAGAATTTAATTTTCTAGTAGTGTGTCTGCCCTTATTATCTTTCCACAACATTTGAGTAGAACCGCCACCATCTAAAGCAACAGCACCATCAATGTTTAAATTACATATCTCTCTTCTAAAAATATTCATAGAACACTCTTTCTTAGTTATAATCAAATAAGCAGTATTTCCCTTAAAAGCAATGGCAGTATGGTGGGTGTGTCTTACAATGTCAGCAGGTACTTGCTCAAGAGTTGGATTGTAATCAGGATATAGACCAACACCACCAACAGCAAATAAAGGTTTAATAGAAGCTTCATTAATATTATTGATTCTTTCTACAATTGCCCTATTCCCGTCATAAATTAGAGTTCCTCTCTTAATGTGACTTTTCCAATGATTAACACTTGCATTCTCGCCAATAGGTTTACCATTATTCACTGAAATAGACCAAGTAGAACTAGACAGTTCAGGTCTGCCAGTGTCAAAGAATGTACCATTAATACCATAAGCACCAACTTGTCGAAGTGTTTTACCACCTAATTGAGTAACATACAATTTATCTAAAGTAGTTTTAATTACTTTTAAATAATCAGTTTCAAAATATTCATTATCATTAACTAGTTTTTTTTTAAAGCTCTTATAATCATAGAAACAACCTCTTCACGAGTAGCAGTTTTCTTTGGCATAGTACCATCTGTAATTCCAAGATTAATAGCTTCTTCCCATTCTTTTTTCGCCCAACTTGATGGCTCTGTATTTTCAAAATTTTTATCAATATCTGTCATATCATTATCCACCTTATCCTTTTCAAATTTCTTGCTTGGATTGTCTTTCACTAATCTTTCTCTTTCAGATAAAGGTTTATCAAAGTCAAAACTAGAATTTTTAGACAAATCTATTTTAACTTCCATAGGCTTAGCTACATCAAGCTTAAATTGCTTCCATTTCTCCCAATTATTACTTTTCATATGATTAGGACAGGACTTACCAGTAGCGTCAAAATGCCTAACAACTCTATCTAATGGAATATTAAATTTCACCATTAAATTTTTGACAAGTTCAACTGTATTCCTATACATTAAATTATAATTACCATCGGAGTTTACACACATTTCAATGCCAATGGAATTAGAATTAGTAACATCATTTCTAGTAGCATATCTTTTGTTCCACTTATCGCCACAATGCCAAGCAGAATAAGAATCGCCAATAATTTGAATAATACCCTTATCATCAACAAAATAGTGTGCCGAAGCATTTCTATTGCCACCACCAAAATAATTGTAGTGAGAAAGAGCATTAGCACCCTTACCATAATTTCCAGTATCGTGAATTACAATAAATTTAACAGTATTATCATGCCTTGAAGAATAATTATATTTAATTGGTTTATATTGAAAATTCAAACAATCACTCCTTTTTCATCTGTTCTATAGTATTTTTAAGTTGTGTTATTTCATTTTGTAGTTTTTTGATTTCTTCGCCGATTTTTCTCTCAGATAAACCGACATATCGAAATGCGAGTTGAGCAGTCGGTGAACACCAAATACCACCGTTATAATGACCGTTCCCTTCACACCAACGCCACGCCAACCAACCAAATGTTGTGTCAAAAATGATTTGTATTTTTGTACAGTTTTTGTTGCTATCCAAGCGAGTATCCTTTACACGATTTCCTAATTCATCTATTAAATCCACAACACTATTATGACGAATATTAATCAACAATATGGGTACATCTATTGGAGCTATCCAATCAGCTCGCCCACCCAACAGATTCTGAGGCTGGCGGAATACATAGTTCCATGTGCCAAAACGCATCCCTTGTTTTTTCTCTTCTTCGTTAGCTTCCGAAATCAAAAGTGTTATAGGGTCATCAATACTAGCCAAGTAATCTCCATGTGGGTGTTGAGTTTTAAAATCCTCTAATTCTTTTAAGGTAACATATTTAGCTTCAATGTTATGCCATGAATCTACAAATGCTTTTAACTCATTTAATTCTTTCAACTTTTCAATTCCAAGAAAATTATCTTTAACAACTCTACCAAGTTCCGCCAGACCTTTCTCATCTAAAAATGTTTTATCTTCCACTTGACACCCCCATAAACACACTTTTTATTTTCTCAATAGGAATAGCACTCACTTTTGCCATAGCAATTACCTCATTACCCGAAGATAACAAGCTCTCTCTGATTTCCAAAGCAAACCTGCCAGTAGTTAAAACTTCATCATCTTTAGAAATTCTAATCTCAATATCAGCAATACCAAAAATAGAAAGCATAGAAGAATCAAGAACAAAATTTAAAATCTTATTCTTTTCCTTTAACTCAATATCGCCATTAACAACAAAAATCTTTCTATCTGGTCGTCTAAAAACAAGCTCTACATCATAACCATCGGGAACATCAAAAGGCTTATTGCCATCTTTTAAAGTAATAGACAGAATAGAAGTATCATTGTCATATTGAACAGCACCAACTAAAATAGAAGTAGATTTTTTAATATCTAAATCCACATTAAAAACCTTTTTCATACACACCTCCAATAAAAATAGGGAGGACTAAACCTCCCAATTCATTTTCCCAAAGCATCAACCTTATTTTCAATTCTAGTTAAAATAGCCATAATCTCTGTATTATTTTGACTATTTTTAATATCTTCAATATCATTCTTCATGTCCACAATAAAGCTTTCTAACCTTTGATGATGCAATTTATTATCATTAATAGCATTAGTATTAGCTTCAACGACCTTCGTAATCTTTTCAATCATCTTAGGCGTTTGAGTTAAATACAATGCGGAAATAACAACAAGTAGACCAAAATTAACAATAGATTGGTATGTTTCTAACATTTAATCACTCCCTTTTTAATCTGTAAAATAAACTATGTTTGAAGCGAAAGCATCAATTCTGCTACTATTTCCCCCATAAACTAATAAGCGAATAGTTCCACTAGATAATATAGATACGTATGTGCCACTTCCACAGTTAAAGGCGATTTCTTTGTCACCAGAGCTTAATGATGAGGCATTTCGGAAATAATCATAAGCTGGTCTAAAATCAGAAGGTAAGGTTGGCTGATGACCCCAGTTGTAGAAATCTTGCCCATTAAAATAAATAACAACCAGTTTACCTAGTTTTGTGGCGACACATTGTAAGTTTTGTCCAAACACCCAAGTTTTCAGCTCTCCACCACCAGCATCTTTAAGTTCCCTAGTCCTCTTATCAAAATCTCCAATCCAGTCCTCTAAATCCCTTTCTGATGTAACACCAGTCCAAGCAGATGCACTAGAATAACCCTTAGTTTTGCATCTACCAATATTAGACTTATCAGCCTTATTGTCTTGCAGAACCTTACCTTGTTTAGCCGATAAAGCCTTAGTGTTATCGCTTGTCGCTAAATCATCTACAACGCTTGTAACTGTGTCCGTATATTTAGGATTGGTAGGTATGTTATCTACCTTCGCTTTAGCATTGTTATCATAATCATTAGTAGAAAGACCTTTACCATCAACTTTTTTAACTTTTCCTGCTACATCAATCGTTAAACTATTTAACTTCTGACCTATTTCTCCAATTATTTGTTTCATTTGCTCATAATTTAATATCTTCATTTTTACTTATCACCTTAATTTCAACCAAAATATAATTCTCTTATGGCTCTTACATCGTTCTCATTAGCAACTTCTAACCCAATAGTAGATAAATCGGGAATAGGATTTAATTTCTCCCATTCATCCCACAAGATGCTACTAAAGTCAGGAGTTTTAGGATTTGTTGAACCTTTTCGCATGTAAAACACATTGTCCTCACCTGTCATATTTAGTGCTATTTGTGCTATTGAATTAGAATCGCCATTGTATCGGAATACAATGGCATACCAGTTTGGGTTTTGTTGATGAGGAGCGTTCGTTGAACTTTGTATGCGGTAAAAGCCAGAATTTGCCAATTGGTTAAAATCTGTTGATGTTTCTTGATAGATAAGTTCTCGCTCATCATTAAGTGTTTTTATTTTATCCACCTTAGACTTAGATGCATCATCAAAATCGTGAGTAGATAATACTTTACCATTAACCTTGTCGACTTTATTATTTAACAATCCTTTTAATTCTTTATATTTTTGTCCTATAAAATTAAGACTATTTTCGCCTAATACTTTCACTAATTAAACGCCTCCTCTAATTCTTGTTGAGAAAACTCTTCAATTTCCGTAAACTTATTATTTATCTTGTTGTTCATTTTTTCGAATTGTCTTTGAATAACACGATTATATTCGTACAAATGTTTTGACAAAACATAACTAGCATTGTTTGTTATTATGTTACTTTCTACTTGAGATGTTTCGAATTGTTCAGTGGATATAACTGGTTCAATAGCCAACAATTGTCCATTGTAAAATAGAGCTTGTTTCCATCCGTAACTCTCCACTGTCCATTTGCGTGACTCATCATCTGGTTTTACAATGGTAAATTGTTTTTTTGCAATTGCGTTTTGAAGATCTTGATCATATTTGAGTGCACGGTTATAATCGCCCGAAAACTCATACTCCTTTACAAGTTGGTCGGAATAATCTACCAGTTTATTATCAATAGCAGTATTAACCTCTATTTTTTTTGCATAATCGCTTAAATCCACTTGTGTAGAACCAATCAGTTCATACTTACCATTAAGCCATAAATATTCAAGATAATTATTATTACCTTTGCCTTTCTCATCTTTTACCAAATAAATAACATCATCTTTGCCAGTAGTTGGTAGGGAAGTGACAACCTCTTTTTTTAATGTACTAGACTTAGAAATTAATTGTTGTATCTCCGTTTCTGTTTTAAAATTACTATCATTAGTCAGCTCTGATGTTTTAGTAGGAACATCTTTCTTTTTAGCATAAGGAGTTAAATCATAAGTAGTATCAGTGTACTTAGGATTTTCGGGAATGGCATCCACTTTAGCTTTGTCAATATTGGCGTAGTCGTTAGTGGATAAAGATTTTGCACCATCTTTTTTAACAAATTTTAGTTCACCTAATTGAAGCATGTTCAACGTTATGTATTTGCTTTCAAGCTCGTCTATTAAAGGCTTGCAAGCCCAAATATAAACAATACCTTCTTCCTGTTTACGTAAAGAACTTATCTCTTCAACACTCAACACATGACCATCTACATGTCTTACAAGCAAGCTCTCGTTTTTGGATTGCTCTTGTTGCCACGCTCCTACAAAACCATATTTTTTATACCTCTCGCTGTTCACTACTTTCTTTTCATCAAAATCGCTCTCAGAAGCCCATTGTTTTATAAAATCCAACAGTGAGGCTACAGTCATGGAGGGGTTCTCACAAATGAGTACAAGTAAACTGTGAAACAAAACTTCCAAATCACCGGCAAGCATAAGAGTATAACCCTCATTCACAAGTTTTATATATCTACGCTCATCATCAGTAATAATATCTTTCTTTTCAGCATACTTATTCTTAGCAGCATTGGCGTACGCCTCAAACCCCTCATAATCTATTAATTTATAAGTCATAAATTCCTCCAATAAAAAAAGAGATAGATATCACTCTATCTCTTAAAAAATATATTATACTAAAGCAACTACTTCTTCTGTACTTGCAAGAACAATATCACTAGCTAACACATATTTCTCCAACGCATTATTCAATTTAGGATCTGTTACATATTGAGATAAATCGGCAGAAGCAATAACCTCATCTAGTTTTTTTATAGATTCTTTAGCCTCATTGAGATTTTGAACTAGATTATTATCAGTAGACTTAGCATCTTGATTAGAACTATCTAAAGTGCTTTTTGTTTGTTTAGCATCAGTATTTAAAGCACTTAAATCTTTATTTAGTTTTGTCATATTCTCGTTTAAAGTTATTGCTTCAGCATTGGTGTTCTGCAAAGTGGGAATATTTCGCCCAGCATCATCATTTTGATTAATTAAATTAGTTAAAGTGGTATTGGCAATGTTATTCATCTCCTCTAATGCAGGCTTGATTAAATTAGCATTAGCAATAGATTCTTTTAAATCATTATTTTTGCTTTCAGCAGTAGCAGAATTAGAAGTTAAATCCGCTACATTTTTTTCAGCTCTAGCATTGCCAGAAGATAAATTGCTAATAGCTTCTTGTGCTTTAGCATTTTGTGTTTGCAAATCACCAAGAGAAGTTGAAGCATTGTGAACTGAACTATCTAAACTGTCTTTACTATTACGAGCATTGACAACACTATTGTCAAGATTGGACTTAATCACATTAGCATTAGAAATAGAGCTATCTAAAGCCTTTTTGCTTGCACTAGATGAACTAATAGATTTATCTAAATCAGTTTTAGCTTGCTTAGCCTTTTCAATATTAGAGCTAACTAAAGTATTTTGTTCACTAACATCGCTTTTTAGCTTAGTCATTTGTTGAATAATATTGTTACTAGTAGCATTTGTTGATTCAGCCTTAGTAACATTAGCTTCTAATTTACTATTTATTTCCTTAGCATTTTGGATATTTTGAACAATAGGAGATGCCTTTAATTCTTCTGTGATACCTATCGCATTATCTATTGTAGAATTTAAATCTTTAACTATTTTTTGTCCCTTATCATTAGAAGCATTTAACTTTTCAACAATATCATTTGACCTATTAACAAAACTTTCTTGTTGAGAAGCAAGAGAATTATATTCACTAATTTTACCCTCAATATCAGCCAAAGTTAATATAACTCTATTAGAATCATCAACTTTTAACCAAACCCTTGAAGCAGGGAAGTAGGCAACACCCATACCATTGTAGCTAACAGAAATTTCCTTACCATTTAAAGATTGATTAAGATAAATAAAACCATTGGTATAATCAACATAAAATTTATCAGCAGTAATTTCTTCTTCCTCACTTCTAACTTCCACTAAAGTTTGTGAACCAAATTTAACAACAACGCCTAGTTTACTATCTGGCAACTCATTTAGAGGAACACAAGAATTAGCCACTTGATGCCTTTCACTCTCAATTTTATTTGAAATCCTATCACCATTATGAGTGTATCTATAATTTGTAATAATAGGATTTGAATATGATTTATAATACATTTAACACCTCTCTTATTAACTCCCCAAAACTCTTTCATTAACTTTCTCTCTTTGTACATAAAGACATTTGTCGACCACTTTCCCAATGTCATAAATAAAATATTTGGATATAATTTCATCTTTTCTAACTGTATATGGTAAATTATCTGTCCCCAAACCAACTCTTCGACAACAACGAGCGACTGAATCTAATAGTGAGTTATACATATTGGCTGTAATAATATCTTCGCTTCTTGGAATGTAGTCACTATATTGAGTATATTCAATCGTTCCATATACTGTGGATTCTAAATAAAAACTCATATTAACCAATCTACGCCAATCTTCACTTACAGAACTCAATTGAGTAACATTCGCATTAAACCCGTTGTCATCTCTTGTTAAAACAGTATTATAAACACCCTTGTATATTGTCCAATTATTGTATTCACTCATACACAAAAAAGGTTTGGAAAAAACGTTATAATTATCACCATGCAAGCCACCACCAGAAGCCAAGTGACAAGTTCCAATTGGAACAGAGGGAAAATAGCTTAAATCAGTTCGACTTAAAGAATAAGAAACAGTTCCGTAAAAAGTGCCATCAGTCAGTTGATCTTCACGAATGTAATCGTGACCTTGAACAACATATCGGCTTGTTTTCGTACCATCAGCCCTATATAAATCCCAAGCTTTTGTCACACTTACTAAATCCACATCACCATACCCATCTGTTTCAATTTTAACTTTAACATAATTATCTTCCACAGATTCAAAACTCACCAATTCTATTCTCGTCAGCCTATGAGCAGGTGGCTTATCTCCACCACCATTCTTAATTATAATTTCACTAGAACCTCTTATTGGTATTGGATATTCTTGGTGATTATATACACCATAAATAAAAGCTTTGTAATATCCAGATTGAGTAGTTCTACCATCAGCTGTTTGAGTGATATCAAATTGAACGTGAGCTTCGTTGGAATAACTTCCAGAAGTAGGGTCTCGCCAACCCATATGAGTACTCTCAAGATATAGTCTAAAACAGTCATAATCTCTGGCTGGATACTGTAAACCACCAATAGTAACGACTACCATACTATCGTTATAGTCATCAATTGTAGCATAAGCCATTTAATCACCTCTCAACCAAATTGAACATAAGCAGGAACACGACCATTATCTAATTGACGTGCCAAAGAGTCTAATGCTTGATAAATTCTTTCTATATCTTTCATACTAGACACTGGAACACCCCCAATATACAATTGGCTACCATTCCACATTAAACCATTGTTCCCGCCAATAGTTAAAGTTCCATTGCTTGTGTTGTATTTAAAGCCATTTGATCCAAATATAACACCACTAGAGGATATGTCGATATAATTTGTTCCAGAGCTACCTATTTTTAACCTTGATGTAGCTGGCATTGATATGCCAGAAGTATTAACAACAATCTTTTCACCATTGGGAGCTATAATCGACAGATCCCCTTTCGCATTTACATAGAAAACCTCTCTGCCATCTTTTTTGATATAAAACCCCTTAGCGTTCATTTCGGTATTAACAGTAGTACCACTATTAGTGTTACTTACAGTTATGCCGTCTTTATCAATGCGAACACCATTAGAAGTTGTAGTTAAGCCATTATCACTTAATTTAGCACCACCATAGGACTTATCTTTGTAAACTAAATCAGACACTTCTTGCCAATGACAAGTTCCACTATAAGAGCCTATACCAGTCCAAGAATAAGTCTTATCCTTATTGTATCTGTAAATACCCACTACCTTGCCAGAACCATCTTCATTAGTAGATTTAAGCCATAAAGCCCCATCTGGAATTTTAATTGAACTATCAACAGTACCATTTTTAACATCTGGTGGAGTTTTTTGTCTATAAGTTTTTCCACCATTAGCTCTAACAAAATCTGCTAATTGAGATTCTTCTGTTTGGTCTGTAATCAATATTTGATTAGCATTAACAGTAACAAACTCGCCAAGTCTACCACGAATAGCTTCCGCATTAATACCATCGCCACTAATAGCAGTACCCACAGTTTCCCAATTGTCATTAGTAAAAGCTATAACATTGTGAACACCTCTAACTTGTCTATTATCAATAGTTCCATCAGGATTTTCTTTTAATAACCACAAGCCCCTATCATCTAAAATAGGTTTTTGATTTTCAGCAGACACAATAGCTTGTTTAGACAAATCTAAATTCATATCTAATCGTCTAGCAATAGTAGAATATTTTTCAATAGACTTATTCCACTCACTATCTCTTAAAGCCACTTGATGAGAGGCTGTCTGTATATTGGATATTAAATCACTTAAATAGAAAGTAGGGTCAGTAGTAGAAAACTTGTTGCCAAAATGCAATTTAATGCCCTCATTGCTATAATCAAGTTCCATTTCTAGCAATCTAACCTCAAACTTAATGTCCAAATCATCTGATTCTAAATTGACTAAATCACCAACTTTAAGTCTTGCCATAGGCTTCTTAAACCTAGCAATTTTTCTAAAGTCGTCTAAATCCATATCAAAGGAAATAATAGGGTAACATAACCTCTTAATTTCTTCTTGTGCATATTCATAGAGATTGTTCTCATCAGTTCTTTTAAAAGAATTATCTCGAACAACACTCTCTTTAATAAACCTATCATATTCTCTTAAAACATCTGGGGTAAAGAATAGGGAAACATCTACTTGTTTTTTTAAATCTTCTCTCTCTTTATTGGCAGCAATAAGATACTCTGTATTCTTTTTTATCTGGGAATGAATTTGGAGTAAATTTTGTCTTTCTTGCTTCAACTTAGCTTGATTTTCATGCATCTTGTTTGTCAACTCTGCACGAATTTCATCTTCATTATCATATTGAGAATTAGGAAGAGCTAAACCAGACACATTTTGGTCTATAAGCGTTTCTAGTCTTTTAATAGCGTTTTCTTTTTCTTGTCGTAATACATCTAATCTGCCTAATTCTGTGTTGAACTTATCTAACTTTTTAACAATTTGAATAAAAGTAGGAGTTAAGTCCTTAACAGCCTTATCGTATTTATCTAAAGCATCTTCAAGATCCTTAGACATATAATGAAAATCTTTATAAAAAGACAAATCCTCCACATAGTTTTGTCCTAAAACATTGTAATTTTGAAAAGATATAGTATCATCACCATACATATATAATCGAGTAACAATGTCGTCAGTATTAATCTTCTTGGTGATTGACTTAACAAAATTATTATCTGAAATCACAATACCTTGATTACCACCAAGAGCATTTTTTTCGCCATCAACAGTAATTACCCTTATCTCTTCTTTAACAGTGTCATATTGAAATAAACAATTAAACTTCTCCTGGCAAGTTTTAAAAGCATCTAAAATAGAAGTATCAGAGAATTTAAGTTCCCTAGTCTTGTTTAATAGCTTAGGGGCAACATAACTTACTCTCCATGATGTTTTATTTTCCACATAATTGAGGAATCCTCTTTCAACACCATCTCTATCTATGCTATTGTTAGGGTCATACAACATACTACCCTCTTTATCAAACTTTTGTACCTTTTTATAAGACAAAGTATATTCAGTAGAATAAGCAGTTATTGACTTTACAACTTCGCCACTTTCACTCTTTCTTTCCTCTGGATTTTGAATAATGAAATATTGACCCTCTTTGTCGTCTTTGCCATCATTTAAATATATAAAAAAATCTCCGTAAATAGCATCGTACAACTCATTTCTAACCTTTTTACCTCTAGCGGTTGACCTATATAGAGGAACATCAAAGGACAACTCGTCAACATTTACAAGAGATATTTTTCTATTTAAATTATTGATATTGTGTATCTCCATAAAAGGCTTTCTATCTGGCTTACAAAGAGATAATCTCATCTTCTTTTGAAAATCCACACCCTTTAAAGATATATCCATAAACACCCCCTAAACTATTGGAAATTGCAAATCAAAAATAATCTCACAATCTCCCTTTATTTCTATACGATTATTGCCACCAACAAGATAAAACCAATTCTTGTTAAAGGATTCACCATAGACATTTCTAGGATTGTCTGTCGCATATATAGTCCTATATTCATTATCTATCTGAATAATTTCATTTTTAGCAATGTCCTTTAATTTCATAGTGTATGTGTCATTGGAATAATTTGCTAAAGATATATCTCCCTTTGAGTTTAATTTCTTTACAACCATTTGAGGATAGAATTTATCATCAAACACACTCTTGTTAGATATATTTACAAACTTAGAACCATTAACAGTAAACGTCAATCTCTCTGGAACAGTCCAAGCATGATTAGCATTAGTAGTAAAGGAAAAGGGGATAGCACCATAATCATTTAACCCCTCCCAAACAACATAGTCCTTGCATATAGCATAAAAAATCTTATGAGGATCATCGCCAGCATAAAATTCTTTATAATCATCGCATACCAGCCAATTAACTAACTCATTATATAAACTTCTAGTCCATTTTCTATCTTCCGTAGGAGCAATCAACAAATCAAACTCAATAGGTTCTTTCTCAATGGACTGTAAAAAATACACACCATGATTGCTATAATTAGATGTATTAATTTTTCTAGACCCAACCAAAGGTCTTTTAGCAAGTTCAGAACCCATTCTAATATTCATAAACCCCTTGTCATAAGACTGAATTCCATTAAAGGAAAACTCGCTAGATTGCATAAGCACCTCTTTTCATAAATATAAACCTAAATGTAGGGAGGAGCATCACTTCCTAATGCCCCTCTTTTTAAGTCCAATTATTAAATTATCTAAAATCTCATCTGATCGTCTTTCAATTTCTCTAACTGTATTTTGGTCAGCGTTTCCCTCTATATTAATCAAAGTATCAATGTTAATCTCTGGAACTATACTATCAGCACCATTGTAAACACCTTTGCCATAAATCGCTGGAGCAGAAATATAATTAGCTATAATACGCCCTAGAGCATCAAATTGTGGAGTATTGAAAATATATTCTGGTGATGACTTAGTACCATGTAACATAGCCATGCCAGTGTAATCAGCTACACCACCATTAGAATAACCATTGACTTTAGGATGCCTTAAAACCTTATAATCATAAGTCCAAACACTTGGACCAGCAGGTTTACTTGGACTGTGAGCACCAGTAGTGTTTAAAGTGCCGTCTTGTGTAGCTATTTCTGTGTGATTACGCTTACCATCTCTAACCCATAAAATATCTCCACGTCTAATTTGCTCCTTTGGGATGTGTCCCAAATCTTGCCAACCGTATTGAGCAAGCTTAGGTATCATATCTCCAGTGTAAAAACCATCTCCACCATATAAACCAGCATTTTTAACAGCATAGTAAACATAAGAAGAACAATCTCTGTGAGTTGTATATCTGTTGCTACCTTGTGAATAAGGTAGACCATCTTGTGCCTTAGCCGCACTCATGAGAGCTTCCCTGACAGAGTTGTCGCCACTATCATAAGGATAATCTTGATTCATATATGAATCATCAAAATTATTCTCTAAATCTTCCTTATAACCTCTAATATAATTTAAAGCACCAACATAATCGCTCTTATCGGCAGGAGTTCTATTAAATCTATCTAAAAATTGACTTTGTTCCTTATATCTATTGTAGTAATCTCTACTAGTCCAATCTGCGAAAGTAGGTTGACTATAGGAATAGCCGCCTCTCTTAAACTGATTCATCTGATTATCAAAAAAGGCTTCACTACTACCTCTAGTATATGAACTTAACAAGCCAAAATCAGCCAATGCAGTATCTCTAGCTTCTTCTCTGCCAAAGTTGCCACCAAAAGGAGTAAATTGCCCTCCAGCTTGTCCGACTTTCATAGCAGAGCCAGTGTCTTCCACCCATGCCAACCCCAGTACTTCACCGTTGATATCTTTATTAAAGTTTTTGTTATTCCAGTTACCAGCACCAGCATACTTTGCTCTCAATAAATGGTTCTCGTGAGATAATCTCTTTTTTTCAGATGCACTAGCACTACCCCAAGCTACTTTGTTGTTAATATATCTTTCTGTGTCGTCTTTACTGAAACCTAAATAATTAGCCTTGTCACCAAGATATTGTTGATAACCCTCATCTGTCAAGCCAAGTCTAGCTTGTAAACTACCAGCACTAGCAGATGATTTTGCCATACCCATGATTTGTTGAGCTTCTTTTGCTTTTCTAATGACAGCATCAAGGTCGTTAATATATTTTTGAGCTAATATACCACTCGCATGTCCTTGTTCTTTCATGCCGTCAATCATAGCATCTCTAATAGTTATAGATGCACCAGTAGCATCTTGAACATAACCAGACAAAATAGCAGTTTTAGCTTCAGCATAAACACTAGAAGCTTTCATCTTCTCGTCTAATATTTCTAATTCGTGCTTATGTTCATCTTCAAGCATTTGTTTTCTATTGTCTAATAATTCTCGTTCATGTTTAGCATTGTCATCCATTTTCTTTTGTTTCTGTTCAATGCTATCTTCATAATCTTTTAATTGTTCTTGTAGTCCGTCTTGCGTTAGCTTCCTAGAGCGTTCCTTTTGAAATTTCTCTATCTCATTATTTTTGTCGGCAAGTTGCTTTTTGAGTTCAATACGCTTTGCTCTTCCTTCCGAAGAGTCATCAAGAGATAGGGAGTTAATGCGATATTGCAACTCATCTCTTTCTTGCATCTTCTTGTTGAGTTCTTCGTTATAATCTTCTTCTTCAGCTTCCTTGTTGAGGGCATCGATTTTCCCTTGAGTGTACTTTCTATAAGCTTCTAAAGCATCTTGTAGCCTTTTCTTTTCTTTTTCGAGTTCCTTATCACGAGCTTGAGCTTCTTTTTCAATGCTATCCATTTTAGCTTGATGATTTTTGTCTATTTGCTCTCTAATCTTTTGATTTCTCTGTTGAATATAAGTTACAAGTTTAGATTCAATTTGTTCTATGGTACTAACAGCATCATCGTATTTCTTCTGCATAGCATCATAAACTTTCATCTGTTCTTCAACTCTCAATTTTTGAAGTTCAATAATAGAAATCTTAGTTTCATTAAGCTTATTAGTAAACTCTGATTGTTTAGATGCCAAGCCTTGCAAAGTAGTTTTATAAGAACTAGAGTTAGTATCTAATTTTTTAATTTCCTCATTGATAACTTTTAACACAGACTCATATTTTTTAGCCAGAGCTTCAGTTATATAAAGCTTGTTGTTAATTACATTAATCTTAGATGCCTGCAAACTCATACCAGCAGTGTCGCCCATATTTAAAGCTTCAAAAAGAGATTGTTCGGCTTGTATTTTCTTAATAGCTAAATCAGAAACCTTTATGATATTTTCGTATTCATCGATTTGAGCCTTAAAATACTTATCAAGACCACCAACTTTAGCATCGCTAATCTTTTTTTCAATTTCCTTAATAGCCTTTGTTCCAAGTTGCGTCTTGTATCGTCTAGCCAAGTCATCTAATTTAGAGGAATAAGTATATTGGTCAATCTCGCCGTATTTTAATTGTTCCTCTAAATCATCAACTAAAACCTTAACATAAGGGGGCATAGAGTTGTCAGCTTTGCTCTTGGCGTCTTTTAACATCTTTTCAAATTTCTGCTTGCCACGTTTAGACAATGAGCCAGAATTATTCTTATAAAGATTTTCCACACCCTTATAAAATTGTTCTTCTGAAATACGACCCATTTCAAGCTCGTGTCTTAAATCCTCAATCTTATCCTCAATGACCTTTGGGACACCATTTGGCGAAGAGTTGCCAGAGCCTTTGCGATTTGAATCATTGTTTTTTACGATGTTTTGTAGCCTCTTATCGCCTTGTTTAATAGTACCCGCAGTATTACTCATCTCTTGTTCAAATTCATTATTTGCATTTTTTAATTTTTCTTTAGCCTTTTTAACTTCCTCTGAACGCTTCTTATATTCCTCTATATCTGCTTCCAAAGTAGTGCCAAAGGCAGTGCTTTTTTCCACAAGCCTGCCACTAGAAGTTGGCACTTTAAGTTTGCCATTATTTAAAGTAGTATTTATTGTAGCAGTTGGAGATAATAGATTGCCAACGGGAGTTTGTAGAATTTTATAATAATTATCCTTTGTACCTAAAGCGGCATTAACAGTGTTCATAGTCGCCATAGCAAAATTAGCTAGAGTTGATAGTTTATCCCTAATACCAATAGCCGCCTTTGCTACTTGTGCTTCTGTTAAGCCTAATTGCGTTGCAAGATTTGAAAAAGTTACTGTAACAGCACTTTTAACAATAGCATCTTGTTCTTTCACAAAGGCACTACTATCAGTTAAGCACTTTTCAGTTTCTTCTTTAGTCATTCCAGTTTTTTCCATAACCTCTGCGACAATCTTATCCCAAGTAACAGAGTTATTATCTTTCATATCACGCATCATGGCAGTAAAATCATCAGCAAACTTTGCAACTTGTTCTCTTGGAATGTCAAAATCATCATCAGCAAAAATCAAAGACATTGTAGGAGTATTCTCAAAGGCATCAATTAGACGATTATAATTATCTTTGGCATCATTTATTTTAGAAGTAGATTGGTCTAAAGCATTGGCAAACTCATCAATTTCACCCTTTTGATTGACCCATACACCATTAGCGTTTTGAGATAAATTGTTTATTTGAGCGTATAACTCTAAAGCTTCACCCTTAGCAGCATTTAAAGCACCAGCATAGTCGCCAATATCTATAAGTCCAGCATTAAATTGATTGTGAATATTATTCATGGATTGTTGCAATTGATTAGCTAACTCACCATTTAAAGCCTCTATTTGGGAAGTGTCAAGTCCAGACAATAGATTAGATAAATCCGCATCATCTTTAGCATTTTTAATCTTGTCTAAAAACTCCTTAACACTTGTCGTGCCACCCTCAAAGGTAGCTTTAACTTTATCCACACCCTTTGTAATATCATTAACCATGAGTTCAATATTTTTAGAAACATCATCAGGATTTGTTGCTTTAGCAATTGGATTGCCGCTTACATCAGTTTCCATGTCGTATTTTTCTCTTAACTTGTTAATGGCTTCGTCTGTTGTCTTATTGGCTTCATCTTGCTGTTCGTTATAATGTTCTAAAGCTCCGCTTAGCAGTGTATAGCCATCTTTAGTTTTTACAAGATATTGAGCCATTTCATTATCAGCACTTAAAAGCTTCATCACAGTACCATTGCTTATATGACCAGTGTCGTATATCTCTTGAAAGGCAGTGTCCATAGCATCAGTCTTATTAGTTAAATTATTAAACTCATCGACTAATTCTTGAATAGTTTTTGCCATTTCTTCTATTTCATCTTTAGTATCACTTGCCTTGTCGCCAATATCCCCAATTGCATCTTTCACATCTGGAGTTTTTGCCAAAAATGCATCAATAAAGTCTATTATTGGCTTGCCATTATATGATTGTCCATCAAGCATTTTCTTTAGTTCGTCATCTGTTGTGCCTGATATAGCTTGATTTTGTTTTAATGTTTGTAGTTTTTCTGTTAGTTCTAACTCTTTTTTAGTCTGTTCTATCATGGCATCATCTAGCTTTTTCAACATTCCAGCCGGATTATCGCCATTATTGATTTTCTTTCGTAAATCCTTGACATTCTTTAGGGCAATTAAATACCTTTCCACAGATTGTGTCAATTTGCTTGCACCCGTAGGCATTTTACTTGTGCCTAACCCACCAGCGGAATCCACTGTAGGTTTCACAAGATCGTGTATTGATTTTTTAGCTTCTGAAATAGCTATCTTATTATTTAACTCATACTCTTTCTCTTTTAACTCAACAGCAACCCTTAAAGACTCATTGTATAAGTCCATGGATTCTTTATTGCCAACAGTAACACTATGAGCTATACCTAATACCCTAGCCAATTCCTCTGTTGTAGACTTATAGGCATCAAGAGCATTAGAATCACCTTTCTTATAAGCATTAGTTTTAGTAATATCGTCTAGTTCCTTTTTAAGCTCTCTAATATTATTAATAGCTTCATCAGCCTTGCCAGATGTAAAATCCTCTAAAATATTAATTCTCTTTTGCCTATAAACATAATAAGCAGTAGCTAAAGCACCAATAGCTAATGTTATACCACCTATAATACCAGCAGTACCACTCATGGCGGTTTTCATTGCCATAGCATTACCTTTGAGGTTAGCCATAGCCACTGATAAAGAAGAAACAGGACTTATAGTTTCCTTAGCTTTTTGCTTCATTGCATCAAAACTATCAAAGGCTTCTTTAATATCCTCTTTCTTTACCAAAAACTCTGTGCCGCTTAATGTAGATAGAGTAGCACCCACTTTGAACTTTTTACTATAGCCATTACTAGTCAAAAGACGGAACAAACCACCAAGACCATTAGAACCAAAGACTTTTTGAATACCAGATAGACCCATCATAGCGGTCTTAAAAAGACCAATAGTGCCAACAACAGTTAGGATTTCCTTATTATACTTAGAAAAGAATTCAATGCTAACTCTAGTTCCGTCTGCAATATTTTTAAGCAAATCTAAAAAGCCATTATTGCCAATAGAAACAGCCAACTCTTGAAAAGCTACTTTTAACTGTTCAACTTTTTTAGCATAAGTTTCCATCATCTTAGCATTTTGTCTTTCAGCAAAACCTTTAGAGTTTTGAGATAAAAGAATCCTTTCTCTCATAGACGACCAGCCCTCAACCAAATTCTTTAATGTGGCTACATTACGCACACCTGACAAGTTTTTAATCATATCATTAGCCATAACATCTTTACCTTGACTTTTAAGTTCTTGGTATTTAGCCACGAGATTGTCCATCATTTCCATAAAAGGTTTCAAAGATTCAGTTCCATCTTTATTTATATTGGTAAATTCCACACCATATTGTTTTAATTTCTCAATTCTTTTACCATCAGCCATATAAGCAAAGATAGTTTTAAATTGAGTACCAAGCACATCTCCAGTTAATTTCATTCTCTCCATAACAACAGAAGATGCGGCGTTTAATTCATGCAAGTCCATTCCTAGAGATTTAGCATTAGCACCAGCACGAGAAACGACTTCCACAAGGTCATTTACATTTCTAACAGCAGTTTTATCAGCAACCTTAGTCAAAGCATCTAATATCTCTGGAGCTTTAGTAGCGTCTCCATTGTACATTTGATTAATAATAGAGTTCATAGAAGCAACAGCAGATTCAGCATCCTTAAATTCAGCAACATTAAAACCAAGAGCGGTAGTTTTAGTAGCCTCTACAAGAGCTTGTCCACCTTTACCAGCTCTCGCCCACAAACCCTCAATTTCTTGAATGGTATTGACATTTAAACCCATATTTTTACCCATATCAAAGGTAGCATCAGCAAGGGCATCCATTTCCTTTTTTGTATAGCCAGCTATACGTTGAACCTCAACAGCGTTCTTTTCAAAGGTCATGATTTCTTTATTGATATAACCAAAGGCTCTTTTAATAGCATAAGCTTGCCCTAATAGAATACCTAAAGATTTAGTAGTACCTTTTACAGACTTATCTGATCCACTAAAATTAATAGCCTTGTCCATTTTGCCCGCTTGTGTTTCAAGTTGTCTTTGCTCTTTCTTTATATCGCTTAACTGTTTCTTTAAGGCATTGGCACTTGCCTTACCCGTTTCAGTAGTAGTGCTTATGATTTTTACATTACCATCTTTAAGTATATGAAAAATTTGAGTAATCTCATTTTGAGCATCGTTTCGATATTTAGCCATAACTTGCGTAATACCACTTTTGAGCATGGATTCCTTATAGCTAATAGCGTAATCACTTTTGGAAGCTAAATTCTTAATGCCGTCAAACTCGCCTTGCGAAATTATCTTGTCGTTTGATTCTTTAAAAGTCCTAATAGCCTTACTTGCCTTATTATAATTATCCTCAATGGACTTCATGGCAGACTTATTTTGTTCAATTTGGTAATTGACAACAGACATCGCTTGTCCAAGTCGTCTTAGAGATTCTGCCTTTTCAACAGCAGAGCCACTTTTACTATTAGTTTTATAATCATCTAAAGCCATTTGAGATAAATCTTTTAAATTTAATTCTTTAACAAGAGAAGTCCTTTCCTTCGCCCATTTAGTCAACTCTTGTCTTTGCTTGTCGATAAATTTAGATAAATCTTGTGTTTGCTTATCTATCCCAGCAGTACCCATATCCATTTTAGATAGAGCATCACTAGCCTTTTTAAAAGTATCGACATTTTTATCTATGTACTTATTTAACTCATTGACATCAGATGTTAAATTTCTCATAGAATTACTCACTTGTTGATTCCCAGCAGTAATTTTTACAAGTTCATCATACATCTTTTTAAGATCTTGCTCTGATTGTTTAGAGTTAATATTTAACTTGTTATCCTTAAAAGCATTGCCTAAAGCTTTCGCTTGCTTATCTATGTCATTTAATAGTTTATTAATAGCTTCGGCATCTTGTTGAAGTTGACCATAACCAAGACCAACCTCACCAAATAATTTTAAATCTTCTCCCATATTTCACCCCATTTTAAGTAAAAAAAAATAAGGGTCGATAAACCCTTATTTAAGCATAGAAACCAATTGTTGGGCTTCTTCGACAGTCATCTTTCTGTCCTCTTGTATAGCATCACTGAATGTGTAAAGTGGGTTTGCTTCTTCATCAAATTTTCCACTCATCGCTACTGTGTAATTTTGCAAATCCCAAATTTGACTTGTCTGTATCATAACAAGCAAATCTAAGTATTGATTAATCGTTAAGTTCTTAATTTCAGAGTAGGAAAGATGAGTGTATAATAAAATTGCATGAATACCAGATTTAAAGCTTATTTTTTTTTATTATCATTCTTCTTTTTGTCCTTATTAAGAACTAAACCATTTATAGAGAATATTTTTTTAATAAAATCCTCATAATTAGTAGAATCTACATTTTCGAGAATATCTTCCACCGCTTCAACACCAAAGGTTAAAGCAATAGCATTTTTTAAACCCTCACCATTGTCAGCAAAAAAAGCGTGTGCCATATTGTCTAAACTAATGGTAGAAATGGAACGAATAAATTCTGGATAATCTTTAAGGGTAATAGGGTAGGCAGTTCGAGATCGACCGTCTAAAAAACAATCGACCTCAACACCTAAACCTAAAGCAGAAATAATATCTTTTTCATCACGAGTAATTTCGTCAACTTGCTCTTTACTCATTTAATCACCTTAGACTGTTCCAAAATCTCCGTCTTTTGGCTCGACATCAACTAAACTAATATCCCAAAGTTTCTTGTCAGGTCTTTTAGGGTCAAGAGTTTTAAGTGAAACTTGCGGAGCATAAGCTTGTTGTTGTGCTAAATCAAAATTGAAGTTGGAATCTGATTTACATTTAAAAATTGTCAATTCCATTTGTTGAACAATTTGATTAGCATCATTGTAAATAGGAATTCTGTGTGTAAATTTAAAAGGTTTAGGGAATTTGCCTTTAAGTCCAGAAACAGATCTAACATTTCCCGTTCTCTTAACCTTGTAAATACCATTTATACTTGCATTAGCATCATCTGTATGGAATGTAATTGTCTTACCGCTAACAGAATATTTGCCCTTTGCTGGAGTGTCATCTTTCGTAAATCCCTTAATTACAATTGAACCCTCAACTGGTTCTTCTTCAAGCTCTACAACACCATCAGCAGGAATTACTACATTTAAAAACTCTGTCATATCAACAGAAGCCTTAGTTTCAAATTTAGTCCCTTGAGATAGAGCCATATAATCTATATCAAATAAAGCATTTTGAGCTGTAATTGTGATATTGTTAGTTCTTGGAAACTCTGTAATAGGATATGGATCATCTCCACCTCTAACTTCGTCTGTTTCAGCAGACATGTCTATTGTTAGGTTTTGTAGTTTAGAAAAACCTATAATCTTGTTGGGATCTTTAAGGTCAGTTAAAACAGCCTCTCCAATGCCATAAATAATTGATTGTGTCATCTTTTTCCTCCTTAAATAATAATATTGCTATAACAAAAGGTTATACCATATTTTGTCCATTCTGCATTTTGAGCCTCACTATCAGGATTTCTATTGAAATAGGTAATCTCATAATCAAAAATCCTTGAATTGTGCAATAAAGCTCTTAACCTATCAGCTATCATGAGAGTTCGTCTATCTCTCACATTTTTTCTCTTTGTAACATATATATCTATTTGAATATAAGCTCTTTCCAATATAGAAAATCTAGATCTAGTAGCAGGTAGTTCGTAGATACAAAGCCTAATAAAATCTGTGTCTACTAAATCTCCTGGATTTTTTTCTTCCAAAAATTGTTTCTTCAAATCTTTCATCAAATAAACATCTTTACCATTGGAATAAGTCTTTGGAACTTCCATAAGCTCTAAAAGTTCCTTGTCCTTTGTTAGCTTAGAAAATAATTCAACAGCTATACTCTTCAACTTCATATCAACCACCACCTTTCAAATAATCTGAATAGGGGAAAGTCCTAAAAACATTGTTGATTTCAGAAATTAATCTATCTTTCGAATCAAGCATTACTCTGTCCAAGTACCTTGAGGGATATCTTGGTAGAAATCTTGGATCGCCTTTTTCCTCCAAGTTATAATTAGTGTTATTAGAGCCATAAAGTGGTTTAGTACCCTCACCAGCTTCCCAATTGGGAACTTCATGTACTCCTTTATGTCTTGGCACAATAGTCCTATCGAGCTTATCTCTTGCATCATTCCACAAAACATCATCATTCATATAATCTTGCAAAAAAGGATTGTCGCTTGCCATAGCCGAACCTTTACCATAATTGACTATCCATGAATACCAGTGAGGTGAACCAATCTTATATTTCACATAATCTTCTGACATTTCAATTAATTCCTTTTTAAAAGTGCCCGTTGCATATTCAAAGTCCTTTGAATTTAATTCAAGCACCATTTCATCAATTAAGGCAATAACTCTATAAGACAATGTTTTTTCTAAATCCCTTAACATTCCTATTAAATCAAATTTAAGTCCTAATTTATTTAATGACATATTTATCGTAATTATCCCTTGTAGTTCTTAGTTGAATAGTGCATACACCAGAGGTTAAAGTGTCGATATCAGATATTTCATAATACTTGCCCTCTACCATAACCACATCTCCAACCTTAGCCTTTATTTGACTTTGAGCACCTATAACTCTATACACAGTGTCGTGTAAAAGACCCACATCTTGATTTCTAAAATCAACCCCGATTTTTTCAATAAAGACTGGTACAGACTGTTCAAGCATAAATAAAATTTCCTTGACATCGCCATAAGTCTTTGAGTTGGGATCTTCGTCATATTCAACTCTTGGTCTAAAGAAATCAATGAAATTGTTAAATATAACAATTCTAGCACTATTAATTACAATATCATCATTGGGAATGTTATAAACTATTGCCTTTGCGCCATTGGGAAACTCAACAACAGAACCTCTTTTAGCAACTGACGTGTGTAGGAAAGTAGCATCTTTCATATTACTTTGAATATTAGAATATATTTTTTTCAAATCCGATGTAATGACAAACTCTGGACTCCCGTCAACTAGAACCTTTGTACCAATTTGATTTATCAATAAATCGTTGACATAAGTTTTAATATCATCAAGAGGTAAATCAAAAGTAGAGGGGGCAGAGTAGACAGCATCAAATATATCAGCAGTAGTTTGTCTTTCTTCTTGGCTTTTGCCAACAGTGGAATTATAATCATCAAACATACTTACACCACCTAATATTTCACAGTGTCGCCAATAATTTTCATTTCAATAACAGAGCCAGCGAAAGAGGAAGTGTAATTTCCGTTTTCATCTTCTGGATTTTGAAAAATATCCGCTTGCAACTCCTTAATTTGAGTGTCGCACCACCAGACAATTCTCATAATTTCCTTTGCTCTTTCAGTTAGTCCCTTAACTGATAAGTTATTGATAGTAAAGTTTACAGCCTTTTTAGTGTAGGTATGATGAACACTTAGAGCAAGTTGTCTATAAGCGTACCTAGACGCTAATATAATTTCTCTGTTCGACATCTTCGCACAATTAACATCTTCTAATTTAATTTCAGAACTAATAGAGTCGGAAAGGCTAATGAAATTTTTCTTAATAGCTGTACCAGCTTCCGCCACACCAATGAGAACAAAGGAATCTGTAACTTTAATGTTTTTAAAAGCAGGCTTTAACTCTTCTGATTCTTCATCAGCAACTAATCTATCTAAAATAGTTCTAATTGCAATCAGTTCCTTAGCCATAGCATCACACTAATTCTTCAATACGCTTGTTTAGAGCTTGAATATATCCCTTAGTTTTGTCTGCCTTTTCAGCTTCTTCTAATAACGCTTTAAGACCTAGCACATTATCTGTCTTTGCAATTTCATCTTCTAAAGCCTTAATAGAAAGGCTTAACATATCTTGGATTCTCCCCTTAGAGAAGATATTATCTTCCACAATTTGCTCCTTGACATCTGGCACTTCTTTAGCATCCTCTTCCAATCTAATAAGACCAGATTCTAAAATTTTAGAAGACGAGGACAAATATAAAAGTTGATCTTCATTTATATAGCCAAAACTATTAGGGAGAATTTTAACAACTCTCCCGTCAAGGTTAGTGAAATTCAAAGTGATGTTAATACCATAGTCATTAATAACTTTGTATTTTTTCAATTACAACACCCCTTTATTGTATTTGTATTACTTGTATTCCTTTAGGGTTTGTAACAGCCATACCCCAATCCATATCTATTCTTGCATTCCAAGACCAATCTTCAATTGAATTTTCTTGACCAGTCTTAGCATCTCCATAAGTAGCAGAATAGCCGATTTTATCAGAAATAACAAATAGTCTGTCCTTTGGAACTAGAGATTTGCCAAGAGCTTCATCGTAAACATCATTTACACCGATAATTCTTGCACCTCTGAAATATCCAAGAGTACCATTTTGTCTAATTTCTTCCTTAGCTTCATTAGTAAAACCCTCAAAACCCATAATTTGATTAGTTAGGATTTTATCTCCAAGTACAATAGCACTTTTGCCAGTTCGATATGTAACCTTGTCAATAGCTTCTTCAAGAGAACTTTTTTCAAGTTTAGTAGAACATACAGTTAAATAATCTTTATTAGTTTGCGTGTTATAAACTTGTCCTAATATTGTGAAGACCTTTTCCACAATAGCAGACTGTAAAGCTTCAGTACCATCTGTTAGAAGTTCCCTTAGAGAAGCAATTCTGCCAGCCTTTAACTCATCAAGTAAACATTCAGGTCTAACAGAAAGAGTTTCAAATTCCATACCCAATGTTTCTTGATAGTTTTTAGTCTTTGGAGTAGAAGAGTTTGGAGCTATCCAATAAGCCTTAATTCCTTTTTTCTTTAATCTAAACTCTGGTCTTTCACCAAAATTAAAGTGTTTAGATTCAGTCATCAATGGAGCAATATCGATCTTATTTATTTGCTCTTGAAGATAAATTCCAATAACTTCTGCAAGTTCTGCCCTGCCATCTTCCGTAGAAGCCATTTCCATTAATACATTCTCAATATCCTTGACTTCTTTACTATTTGGGTCTATTTCTCTATTTTTTAATTTTTCTGCAATTTCAAAAAAAGTATTTGCCATATTTTCACCCCTTATCCTAAATACATAACATCAACAGCAGGGAATGAACCGAAATGCGTTATCTCTGTAACTACAAACTTTCCCTCACCTTTAGCAAGCTTACCTTCTGCACCACAAGTTAATTTGTCGCCAGCTTTAAGACTGTCAATACCATCTACTTCTGTTGTAGACCATACATTGTTTTTTACCAAAGTATAAGCAACAGCCCTTGTGTCTTTAGCAATCTTATCATGGTCTTTAATATCTCCACCAGCATTTGTGTCAATTCTTAGAGTAACAAAAGCATTAGCTTCATCATCTGTAGTTGCATACTCTAATAGTCCGTCTTTTTGATTAAATTTTACAAGTCTACCCTTTGTCATCTCATCTTTAGTTTTATAAAGACCAAAAGGAATAGAACCAGTATCAATTCTTTTTTGTAACATCTTTTCCCCCTTATTTTCTTCTCAATATATCTAGCAAGGCTTCTCTAGGTTCTTTATGCTCCATTTTCTTTCTAGTGTCTATTAGCGTTGAAATAGCATCAGCAGATGTGTTTTCTTGTTCATTTTTGTTTTTGTCTAAATTTTTTGCATATTCATCGACAAGTAATTCTAATTTATTAACAAATTCTACATCGTCTAAAATACCAAGCTCTTCCACGCTTTCCTTGACTTCGCCATATTTAGAAAGTTTTTCAAGTCTTTGTTGTCCCTTTTCTTTTATCGCATAGTCCTTTGCTATCTTTTTGTATTTAGAAAGCTCTTTTGTCAAGTTATCTTTTTCTTTTTTAGCTTCGATAAGTTCCAATTTCACATCAATGAGAGCTTCTTTTTCTTTGATTTTTTCATCAGCATCATCTTTTTTTACTTCTGATGTGCTATCAGAGTTATTTGCATTTTTTTCAGTTACATCTGCACCCTCATCTTCTGCTACCATAAAGGACTTGGATTTATCCCAAGCTGGATTTGCCACCATAGCCAGTCCAGTAAAATTATTGTCAAAACATCTTCTGTCGCCATTCTTCAATACTTCTATCTTCCTTTCTGCTTCTATTGAGAATTTAAGTTCACCCTCTTTATCGAGTTCAACTAACTTTTCAGCTATTTCAGGATAATATTTTTTCCACATAATAGCTTGCACTTCTGCCTTATATTCATCATTTTCACCATCAACAATATTGGCGTTGTGAACATAACCTATATTCATAACATTTTTGTCAAAGGTATTGTTCATTCTGTTATAGCCATGACCCGTAGGCTTGCCTTTCCACAAAACCCTTAGAGGTTTACCAATCATAGTAGTAATATCCTTTTTAGCATCATCTTTAAAAATAACAGCTCCGTTGGCATTAGTTCCACTGTGAAAAGCAACACCCTCGATAACTAATAAATCATTAGCATCGTAACCTGCAAGTTCAAGGTCATGATTTTTCTTAATTTTAAATTTCACATTATCACCTCTAAAAATAGGGTAGGGAGTTTCAGCTCCCAATTGCTAAAGCATATAAATATACTCTAGTTGAGTTTTAAACTACACCCTTACTGTTTAGCAACTCTCGGTTGTTCATTATTTGATTGATTTTTGTCGGATTTTCTTTCAGATAGGTTTTTTTCTGGTCTGCCAACTTCTTTTAGAGCACTCCCTTGAAAAGGTTGATCTCTTAAAGAAAAGACATCATTATCATTGGAATTATTTTCTTCAATTCTTTCAAGCTTCATGTAATCATAATCGTAGCCGTGTTCTTCAAATAACACTCTATATGGCAGTCCTGCGTGTTCAAATAACCATTGAACCAAGTTAAGTCTTGCATTCTCATCAATGACGATATCATTAAAAGAAACCTTTGGCGTCTTGTCAGCATTAATATTATTTCTTTCCAATTCTCGCCTTATCATATCTTCGATGATAGGCGGTAGGAAAGACCTAATAGACTCAATAGTTCTAATTAGACCAGTAATATTAAGCATTCCCTCGCTGTAATTTCCGCCACCCTCTCCACGTAGAAGTGTTAAAGAAACACCAAGAGTTGACAATAAATCCTTATCAATCTCTAAAAACTTTGTTTCGCCAAAAATTTGAGAATCAGGACTAACCCATTCTAAACTAACAAAGTAGGGAGTTGTAACTCGCACAGAACCAGTCTTTCCAGTAAATAAATCAGAATAAAATAAGACATCTTGTTGGCTTGGCACATGATCCTTATCTCCAACTTTAATATGTAATATTTGATCAATAATTCCACTAGCAGTAGAGCGTTCAGCTTCCTTTAAAAGATTTTTTCTCGACAAGTCGTCAAAAGCAGGCACTAAAAAAGATACACCATAACGGTCATATCTACTAGAGTTCATCTTACAAAAATAAGACTTATTCAAATCAAAGGGTATTTTAGCCATGTTTTGTTTTATTCCCCTTTGTATCTCATCTGGATAAGCTTTTTCCATTAATTTAGCATCATAAACATCATCTTCTATTTCAAATCCTATCTTGGAGTTGTCAAAATAAACTTGCTGTTTGCCATTTACTATTACATTGGAAACCTCAATTAAATCGAGAGGATATATATCAATATATTCGCCATCTCTGTCGTAACAAAAACAATTTCCAGTCATTGCCATTTCAAAGACAAAATCTTTACAAAACTTGTCAATATCTACTCTTTTCAAAAAGCTATCTACAATAGACTTGACTTTACCTTTGCCCTTATCATAATCTAAATGAAGCTTTGTAATAGAATAATCTCGAATAATATTGACAGTCCTCATAATTAGACCCTCGCTAATATAATAATACTTAGCAAGAGCTGCCAATTGACTAATGTACTCTTGTGGATTTTGAGCATACTTTTGTAAATCATATCCCTTAGGTTCGCCATTAATATTGAACTTTTGACTAAAGAAACGACTATATGTAGATTGCTTACTTTGTCCCAATTCTAAATTTTTCTCATCACTCAATAAAAATCCCTCCTTCCTATTGCACCTATTGTTATTACATTATTTGTATCTCTAAACATATTCTTTTCTATATTGTCAGCTCCCAACAAAGCTAGTCCAGTGGCAGTCCATCTATCCTTTCTACCCTCACTTATTCCACCGCTTGGGACATCAAATGTCAAGAAATTGCCTCTAGGTTTGGCTTCTATACTCATTATTTCCCTACGAGTTTTCATAGCTTCTTCTAACACCATTACTTCCTCTACTGTTGGATTCGTTACATCATCTAAAGCTTCCTGAGAATACATTCTAAACAATCTTTTTTGAGTATTTTGTTTTACTGACATACCTAATTGATGATTAAAATCTAAAGAAAACTTATGACCATGTATAATAAAATTACCATCTAGAATATTCTTTTTATGCTCCTCGTTGTTTACATCACATAAAGGCGGTTCAATTTCATTAGTGATAGGATCTATACTTGATTTAGCCAATTCATCTAACAAACCTAAACCAAGACCCGTTGTATCCATGTGGATTTCATCGCAAGGGAACTTGTTTAATATCTTTCTAATTGCAGTAGCTTGTTCATTAAAAGTCTTGCCATTTAAAGTTTTTTGGTACACTAAATGTTTTTCTAAAACTTGTTTCTTTTTATATGGCACTAGTTTAAGAATAACAATAGCTGTATTGTCGTTCCCAGCAGTACGAGCAACATCAAGACCCATGATATACTGATAATTTTCATCAAAACTTAAATCCATTTTCATTAAATTAGAACAAGCAATTAAGTCCATTGGATTTATCCAATTGTCGTCTGATAAATCTGGGAAAGTAGCATCGTACTCCATGTCAAAATCAAGTTTAGAATAAGTTCTCTTAGCTTCTTCAATAACAGACTCATTATATAGACCAACATCAAGACCGACCTTATAATCTAAACAAGAAGCATAATGCTTATCAGAACCACGAGCTATTTGTTTTATAGTGTCCTTAAAAAATTCATAAAGATGATTAAACTTAAAAAAAGCAGAAGATATAGCAATGAATTTCATGTCAAAAAATTCCTCATCTTCGTGAGCATCTACTTTATAATCAAGTTTTGCTACCATCATAGGTTTAATAACACTTTGAACAATATTCGGATTCATTTGAGCATACTCATCAGCAATGATAATTGAGAATCTACCACCACGAATTTTGCTACCTGAATTACCAATGGGAATAGCTATAATTTGACTATTATTAGCAAACTTTCTTATTATTTGGTCTGTACCATTTTTATAATCTACGATTTCTTGTCTTAGAGCATCTGACCTAATACATAAGTCATTATCAATTTTATCTTCAACAAGCATCTTAGATTGTCTAAAAGAGGGAGCAATAACACCAATCCTTAAATTAGGGTAAAGTATAGCCATGCAACATACATAAAGAGCACTTAGCCATGTCTTGCCAAGTCCTCTAGACCACACTAATACAATAAAATTATATTTAGCCATAGCTCTTAGAGATACTTTCTGATATAAATTAAGAGGTATATTAAGATATTCCTCACAAAATATATCAATATGATTGCGATAATACTCAATCTCTTTAGTTAATAACTTCTTCTTTAAATCATAAATTTCTCTTGAAGTCATTCCAATAGTTCTGTCTGTAATCTCAACCACTGAAAGACCTCCTTATAGCATTGATATTATCTTCCAAAATAAAATCTATTTGATCTTTAGTGTATTCTTTAGGTTTTAAATTCACATCTCCTGACTTAACTAACTTGTCAACCCATATAGCAAACAGATTTTCTTTATCGCTATTATCCTGATTAAACTTCTTTAACACCTTTAACCCATCAAGAGATGCCATATAAGAATCTCTAACAGTTTTCATCTCTCTAGGATCTATATTTCCCGATTTAATTCTCTCTCTATTCATTTTCCTTAAAACTAATTCATCAGATATGGCAGTGATAACTAAATACTCATCACTAGCAGAATTGAGTTCATACTCGCCATAATAAGATTTAATTCTTGCAATAATAAATTTAATAGAATCTTCATCGTAGAGTTCCACAAAGTACATATTCAAAAGTCTTAATATGAATTGACCTTGTGTTGAATTAACATCATCAATATAATCTTCAAAGTGCAACACTTCTTTTTTAGGTTTATTGTTTTTAACTTCTTTTTTAAATTCTTCTAATTTTTCACTTGGAGTTATTTGTCCCTGCTTCTTCAATAGAATATCTTGTGCTATTTTCTTAAATCTAGGTTCATTAATAAACTCAAAATACACTCTTGAAGTGGAAACTCTCTTTTTCTTTTTAGGAGAAAGCTTATTGTATTCAGCTATCTTTTCATTTCTAACTCTAGTTTCTTCTTCTGCTATTTCCCAGCATTCCTCAACAAAGGGTAATTCTTCTGGTGTATTTTCTAAATAATTAATAATACCTTTTTTAGAATTAATATTAAGAGGTCTTGACATCTACATCACTTCCAGTGTGAATAAATTTAGTACCAGAATTGTAAATATCTACTTTATCCTTATGAAATACAAATAGTCCATAACCATTAGTTTGCGGAGTATAATTCACATTTCCTCTATTGGCATAGTCCATTTGTTCGCACAAACAACCTAATTCACACAAAAGAGTATTAGCATGAATAAAAGTACCAGCTTTATGAGTATGACCAATAGCAAGAGCATTAAAGCTTATGCCTTGATTTTTAAAATAATCATAAGTAGAAACACAAGTCCTCATAGGTATCTTTGAAAAGCTTGTAGGGTGTGCCAATACTAAATCTTTATAAATGTAGTACCATGAATCAACAACTTTATAAGTATGGGGAAGAGGTTCAACAACTTTTTTAATATTTCGACAATCCCTATAAACAAAACCAGTTTTCAAGATAGATAGAACATCATCAGACACAAAAGGAGAAAATTCGCTTTGAAATTTAGTTAAATATTTTTTAAATCTAAACTCATGATTACCTCTAAACAATATCTTTTTTGTATTGGGAGTTAATACATCTATTTTTTTTAACAATGAAGATGCAATTTTCAACTCCTCATATAAAGGTATGTGCATCTCTTTAGGAAAAGATGAAACGCTAAAACAATCTAGGATATCTCCAGCAAAGACAATTAACTTAACATTAGAATTATCTTTAACTATATTCAAAATATCTTCTTCTTTATGAAAGGGAATATGTAAGTCAGATAGAACTAATACCCTTTCAATATCTTTAATCTCATCAATCTGACTTTCGATATCTTTAATTACATTACCTACCAATTAATCACTCACTTTCTTATAATTCCTTTGTTGACATTGATATATTTTTCTTTTCTCTTGTTCATCTTCACTTGAACTTTTTCTATGTATTTATCGTCAACAGAAATTCTTAATACTGATTGTCTTAAATATGTAGAATTGGGGACAATATCATTTTCCATTAGTCTAATCAATAACATACAAGTTGTAAATTTTTTAAAATGACCATGATTTGCATAATTACCATGATTATTACATAATATGAAGCCATCTCTATTTTTCTTAACTGTGTACTTATCATCACTATAAACTGTATAAGCCATATCTACCTACTTGTAAAAATGGAATAAAGGCACTTCCTTTTGTTTGATGACTGATTCTCTGCCTTTTCTTATAATCTCACTATCCTTATATAGAGCTTTACCATTTTCTTGATAAGTTTTATAAGTACATAAATAATAAGCAAACTTATCTAGCACTCTATAAATTTTCTTATCGTGCACATCATCTTTTTCATAATTTAATTTGAACTTATCCTCATAATCACTTAACAAACAATTTATAAGTGATAATCTTTCTTCTAAATCATATGTAGTAGGTAAGTCAAACACTAAATTACTATCATAATAAACTTTCATTTCTCATCACCACCAATTAAAAATTGTTGAACTCTTTTAGTGATTTTCTTAATAATGAAGTCAGCATTGGAACGAGTGAAATTATATTTTTTACCAATTTGAACTAAAGACATACCGAACATATAATCTTTTAGTACATTTCTATCTTGCTTGGATAATTCAATGCTATCAAGAGCAATACTCAAATCAATGAGCATAACTTGAAGTTCTAAATTGTATATTCTTGTTATATGTTCTAGTAAAATATAATAATTACATATGAGATGTCGAATTTTCTTCAAACTATAATAGAAATCATCATAATTGACATTCTCAACACTACTAGATAATTCATAATATCCTCTACCAGTAATGTTGAAAGACTTATCTTGATACTTTTTTTTGTAACTATGTTTTTCTAATTTAATCTTTGGTGATGCTCCTTTCTAATATATTTTTAATATTTTTGTATGTACGATTGATTTACTTTTATTGGGATTGGGGGTTTCACCCCCAACGCCCCCAGCAGGGGGTTACCCCCTGCACCCCCGCAAACCACAAACTATCTAAGCAGGATACATAAAGGATCACAAACTATTCTTTATTTTTCTCTTGACTTTTCTTTTTATGATCTCTTCTCTCACGAGGCTTGTATACCCCCCCCCTGCCAGTCCAAAATAAATAAAGATACTTATTTTTTCATGGCAGGGCAGAATAAATCTGGGTACAATATATACCAATGTTCTTCAAGCTCTAAAGAGCTAAGTCGTCTAGGTCTAGTATTATCAACTGGCATTTCAGCCTTGAACATTCCCCCTAGAGCCGAAGCTCACTAGGACAGGGAGGGTTAAAAAATCAAACAATCACTACTAGAATTTATACTCATCATGCTACACTATTACAGTTCCTCACAAAACGAGTATCACTGGCTTTAACCCATTAGTCGAGTTGGTAAGACTCGCTCGTTATTTTTTTATTCCATTATTCGACTCAAGGAATACTTGCGAGGGTGTCAGGAGGTGATATGTCATCTTTAAAACATTAAAGAATAATATATGGCTAATAACTTTTATAGCAAACCTCGCAAGATTTTTTCTTAATTTTGTTGTATAATATATGCACTACCATGCACCTTTATGTATATTCTACAACATATAAAAATAAAATGTTCGACAAAAGTACAATTTCTTTGTGAAAGTTTTGTGAAAATGTTTTCTTCGTTGAAAAATAGGCAAAAATATGTTATAATAAGAATCGCAAAGAGGGGGATTTTGTTATGGCAAACAAAGAAAAAATTATGAATAGATATAATCATTCACTAATACAAAAACTTTTTGAGGAGATGAAAGACACTTGCTCAAAGGACACATATAAAGTATATGAAACTCCAATTAGAAACTTTTTTTTCGATTTTTTGGATTTAGATTTTGTAACAGTGAGAGACATAAAAGCAGTTACCACATCACAAGTAAATGAGTGGATTTATCAATTAAAACAAGAGGGGAATAAAAACTCCACAGTCAACAGAATGGTCAGTAGCTTATTTTGGTTCTATAAGAACTTACTACAAAAAGACAACCCAATAGTGGAGAATAACCCTTTTAGTACAGATATGGGTGCAAATAGATTAAAAGCAAGTAAAGTAGCAAAAGGAGTAAGAATATCAGATGAAAAGCTAAAAGAAATAAATACCTATTTTGCCAATGATAGATCTTGGATAGGGGAGAGGAACTACATTATGTTTCTAATATTCATAACAACGGGAATGAGAAAGAGCGAAGTGCGTAACATTAAAATTGGAGATTTTTACGACTATGGCGAAAAATTCGCAGTATCCTTTGTAGGTAAGGGGGATAAGTTCAATGTAGCAGAGATACCACAAGGAATAAAACACATTCTGCACTCCTTTATCGTCAGAAGTGATTGGAGTTACGATTTAAGAGGACAATATATTTTTGTAGCAGATCCAAAATCAAATGTAGCAATATCAGGTAGACAATTAAATTATATCTTTGACGATGCCTATAAAGCAGTTGGTTTGCCAAGCACATTAAGAATACACGATTTAAGACACACATATATCACCAAGTCATTAGAAATGGGACTAGACATATATGATGTTTCCAAAAGAGTAGGACACGCCAATATAGACACAACTAGAAGATACGACCATTCCTTTAGAATTTTTAACGACAATCCAGCAGAGGACTTTTTCAGCCAGCTAACGGAAAAATCACAACAAAATTATCCATTATTAAAAATAGTATAAGGAGAGCAAATGGGAAGAGAAGAAAGAGAAGAACAATTTTTAGAAAATTACGAAAACACATTAGAAGAATTAGCAAACACTTTTTTTGTTAAAAATGAAAGATACGGGAATAGCTTTACAGACACCATAGAAGATTACGGGCTAGTCGCATCAATAGTAAGGCTTACAGATAAATTTAACAGAATGACAACATTATATAAAAATAAAGAACTTGATTGTGATGACGAACCTATAATAGACACAATGTTAGATATGGCAAATTATCTCATCATGACAGTAGCCTATTTAAAAAATTCCAATGGCACTTTAAAATTAGAAGAACAATAAACAAGAGCATCTCCAAAAGAAAAAAAGGTAAACACAATGATAACACAATACAAATTTTCAGAAGATGAAGAAATGCAGTCCATTGGAAGAGAATTATTTAAAAATGGAAATCACATAGCAGAATCTCGCAATCCTTATGGTAGGAGAGTATTATCCTTTCTAGTAATCGAAGAGGGGATATATAGAGTAAAAAACGAGCAACTAATGCCAAAGAACGCAAGCATAGTAGTGTATCCAGAATTTGACGAAGCAAAGGAATGTTATAATATAATAATAACTATAAGTGTGTTCACACCATTAAGACATCAAAGTTATGATTATATCCTATGTGGAGAAACTAAAAAACAAAAACTAGAACAAAATCATATATTGAAAGCACTGTTAGATAAAAGAACTGTAATGGAAATATGGTTTAGAGGATCACATTCAACCCTATCTAATTGGATCGCCCCAGTGAACAACACAGACATATTCCATGAAGAACTACTGAAAAAGATAATCAAATGGAATAATCTGGACAATAAAAAATGCTCCCTATGTGGCAAAGAAATAAATAAAGCCAATAAAAGCGGAATCTGTGGAGATTGTCATTCAAAACAAGTCATAACAAAAAATCGTAAAAAATAACACCTTAATCACAAGGTGTTATTTTTTTAATGCTATATAATTTAATAGGTTAGTATTTGTTGTGTATTATTTATTAAAATTGTAATTATTTGCTATATCTTGCTTTAACTCTTTGTCGTATTCCTCTAATAGTTTTTGCACATCAGGAGCTATAGTGAGGTTAGTATATGCATTGAGGTCACGCACAATATCTGCATCGTATTGTATAAGAATACGTTTGTGAGATTCTATCTGAGGCTTGTATTCATCAGTGCTATCTACACACCATATTTCTATTTTTCTCCTCACTAGATTTCTCCCTTTTATGATACGGCGTAAAAAATCATTATTTCGCATATCATATTTCCCACTTATATAACTATCTCTAATTTTATTATATTGTCTGGAATGTGCATTAAAATCTTCTCTTGTCGAACTATTTTTAAGCTTTTCGTATGCCTTGTGTAATTCGTCACGTTGTTTTTGCGTGAATTGTAATAGGTTGTCGTCATATTCTACTTTATCTTTTAATTTATCTATACGAGCATCTGTATCTAGTTTGTCGATTTTTTCTTCTATCGTGTCCCCGTATTTGGCAGATTGTTGCTTTTTTTGCAATTGAATAAAATCTTGTCGTGTTTGTTCCGTATTAAATTTCAAGATAGACAGTTGTTCCAAATCGACATCAATCTCTTGAAGTGAGCGTTTAGCATTATTCATATAAAATTTTATTTGGCTATCTTCCATAAAATTTTCGTTATTTTTTTCTTTATTAAGAGTAGGCTTGATGATTGGCTTTGTTTCGTTTTTTTTGTGTTGTATTTTTACTTGGAGTTGTTTCCTTATCTCTATATACATATATTATTTGAGGTTCTCTAATGATTTTTGTTTCAACTATTGGTTTAGAAGTAATTGGTGTAAATGTATTATTTAAAGTTGGAATTTTCTTTTTATTGTTGTTAGTATCTTTAGTATTCACAATACTAGCAACTTTTTTAGATTCTTTCTTGTCAATTTTAACAGTCCTGGTGTTATTATCCCAATTAACATTATTATCAAAGTTTTCAGCAATGAATCTCAAAGGAACAAAAGTCCTTTCATCTTTAATCACTGGAGCAACATCAATAACACTCTTATTGCCATTAACATTGACATTCTTATCTCCAATAATTAACTCAATAGATTTATCACTGTTTTTAACAACAACCTTTCTATTTTGATTATTCCAATCAACATGATATCCCAAGTTTTCTGATATAACCCTAATAGGAACTAAAGTCCTATCATTATCAATAAAAGGAGCAACATCAGAAACAACTTCTTTTCCGTTAATTTCAATTTTAATATCATCTTTACTTTGAGCATCTACAACATTGCCAACAATAACACAAGACAACAGAACAGCCATAGAAGCCTTTTTAAAATTCTTCATAAAAAATATCCTCCTCAAAAATTCATCAAATAACCTTAAATAATAAATAAAAATCAAAAAAAAGATAAAAACAATTCTAAATTCCTAGACCAAATATATGTATTAAAAATAAAAACGCAACGTAGGGGTATTGTAGGCTCTTAGAATTGATTTCAGTAATCACATCTATTTTTAATCTTTAATCTTCTTGAAGTTCAAACCTTTAAAACTCCCACAAATAAAACCCTTTAAAAATACATAAAAATGTTTTTTAAAGAATCACAATATCATCAATGGGAAATAATTATCAAATTTAGCATTATTATATCAGATAATTGTATCAATCTAAATCATATTAGCACAAAATTTTATAATATAATTAATATTAGTATCATAAATTTTTTTACAAAATATACTCTAATTATATAGCCAGCATCTTATTTACTCCAGACATCTTGTACTATTTTAAACATTATATTCTATGTGCCAATATCTCAATCCTTTAAATGCCTTGTTTGCTATACATATTCCAATCATTACAGTTATCTTGTTTTAGTGTCAATATTTTAATCATTACGCATAGTTTGTTTATTACAAACATCTCATTTACTATACACGTCTTTTGAACATACACATCTTATTCACTTATATATCTCATTCACTTATATATCTCATTCACTGTAAAAATTATCCCCCTTATATAAACATATTCCATAGAAAAACCTCAAATATACTATATTCTATTATGATTATATACAATATATACCACATAGAAGTTGTTTAAAATACCCCTAAATTAAGTTTTAAATAAATAATAGATCAATAGTATTAATAAATAAAAAATAAAGCACAATTATAGATAATTCAATACAAAACACATCAAACATAAAAAAATACCTCATAGCATTTGTGTTACCCATAAACATACGTATCAAATAAAACTTTATGTAACACAATTTCAGTAATATGAGGTTAAATTTATTAGTTTTATTTAATTGAGTTGAACTAAAAAAATAGGTGCAAATACACCTACTTTGTCAACAGTCTGAATTTATTAAATGAAATGAATTATTGAAAAATAAAGACAATAAATTTATTAAAGAACAAATTGATTTAAAAAAAATTTATTACAAATTTATATTTAAATAATAAATTTATTTAATTGAGTAACCCCACCAATTTTCATAACACAAACAATTGTGTTTTTTAGTAAATACCCCCCTTAAATAAAATACGCTACAAACTTTGTAAAATACATAGTTGTAATATCTTTAAAAAATTGTACTTTTTATAATACTTCTATTGGGTAAAATAATCATTTCATAAAATCAATATTTTGTGAAACGCTAGACCCGTTGCAATTACTGGCTTGTAGAGGTTTTTGCGAACCATTATTATTTATTTATATTTATTATTTACTATTACTCATTATCATTATTGTTTATATTTATCACGATTTATCATTATTATTTACAAAAACTTATAAAATAAACATTTTAATTATGATCATTATTGTTTATTATCGCTCTTGGTCAAATGGTCGGAGTTTATTCTAATAGATCTAAATAAAAATAATTTTTCTTAGTCAGGTATATTTAAAAATATCCTCATTATCATTATTTGTTATCGTTATTATTTACTAATACTAACTATTATTATTTACATTCTATGTAACAATATTTACACTGTATTTATTATTAAACAATCTAACAATTACAATACTATAATATTAATAATATATCTATGATATAAATTTGTATGGTAGATATTAAACTAACGAACATAATACATTTAATGATAGATTAAATAATAGCCTTGTGATATTGTATAATACACCATAAAAAGAATTATTCATTGTAATTACTTCTATATAAAGGGAAATAAAAGAACAATAATAACTAATAAAAAAATAGATTGCAATAACATTATTATAAGCTTAATAATTATAACTATTAAACTTGTGAAGTTATTACAATCTATTTTTTAAAACTCTAAACAATTTAAACTCTATCTAATATAATTATAGTAAAATTATAAAAACAATGCAACAATAAAACTGTTAAAGTTAGTAAATAACTATATTATACGACATTATAAAAAAATAAAAAAAAGTTGTTGACAGTTTAAAAACTACGATGGTACAATATAGGCAAGTTAAAAGCTTATATTTAACTTTGTTGTTCAAATCTAAAAAAAAGACTTGACACAATAGAAAACAGTTGATAAAATATAAGCAAGAAAACAAAAAAATATTTTTTTAAAGTATAAGTTAAGCATAACGCTTAACAATATCTTTTAAAGATTGTTAAGAAAATTAGTTAAAAACGGATTACCTTGTTAAGTTGCCGTACAGTTTTTAAAAGATATTAAGAGCAATACAATTTGACTTATACAAATAAAAAATATTTAATTGAATTCATTGGTGGTAAAACAGCGACTTGAAGTATCCACCTTGAACCTTGACAATTAAAAAAATTTAACCTCACTTAATTATTAATGAACCAGAACTTGAACTAATTAATAATTAAGGGTAGAAAACTATAATCTTATATTTTTGGCTTGGATTAGCCTCACATGGGAATGTGATAGCATAGAGGATATAAGAAAAGGTAGGTTAGCTTGAACAATAGCACGTTCAAGTAATGGATGGCGTGAAAGTCGTTATAATCTCGGCAGTAATTGATACCCGCAGCTGAACTGAGACTTCCATTTTAACACTCAAAAAAAAATCAAATTAATTTGATTTTATATTAATACTTGATATTAATATAATGAGTATTGATATAAGGTTAAAAAATTAAAAAAAGAGGTGGCGTATTATAAAAAAATAAATACATTCATATTTTATGGTATAATCAACTATAAGAGGTTGATTATATGATAAATAATAAAAAGGTTTATAAGGTTGTAGACTATCTTACACCTGCTGAAGTCTGCAAGGCTATCGGCATAAGTGAGAAGTCCACGCCTTTGATTACCCGTTGGATAAACAACGGGAAAATTAGGGGGCATAAAAGATTTGGAAGAAACAAAGCTATACCCGTAAATTGGGTAAAATCAGAGTGCCAATCTAGAGGCATAGATTGGCAAGGTGTAGAGTTAGAAGATAATGAAATAGGTGTAAGTCTTGATGGCTATATAGATCTAAAAGCATACGCCAGCAATAGCAATAAAACATACGACCAATTGTATAAAGATATAGTAAATGGTAAAATAAAAAACTATATTCGATTCGGGAACGCTTTTGGGCTACCTAAAGAATAAAAGGTAGTCTTTTTTTTACTCTCATAGTTAAGCTAAACGCTTAACTATACATAACAAAATCAGGAGGTATAAATATATGTATAACAATATCATAGGCACAAATTATGACGCCAATTTAAAAATAAAAGATATAGCGAAAAAAGTTAAAAGCTATATCAAAGATACTTATGGAGTTAAAAATTCTGTACGAAGTGAATATGATACAATCTTTATCATGTTAAAGTTAGATAATAGTTTTAAAGCGACATCAAGAGAGGAGTTACCTAATAACAAGCGTTCTTTTATAGTAGAACATATCTCTAGAAAACTTGATGACGTCAATATAACTGTTGATATATTTAACAGTTATTTAAAAGACCATGTATATATCAACAAAAAAGGTCAAGATATGATCGAAGATATAGAAACATACATGAATAGCTTTAATTATGATAAATCAGATGTTATGACGGACTATTTTGACTATAAATTTTGTGGTTCTGTTGATTATGAGTGGATAGAATAAAATATCCACTTGTAATTATAACGCTTGTTTAAATTAAAATAAGGGGGTATAATTAAAATATGTATAGTATCGAAATTAGTAAACAAGCAATAAAAAATCTAAAAAAATTAGATAATAGGTATAAAAATACAATACTTGAAGCTATTAGGAGTTTACCTAATGGCGATGTTAAAAAACTTCAAGGACTACCTCAATATAGATTGAGAGTAGGTGTATATAGAATAATATACACAAAAGAAAAAGATAGTATTAAAATTATAAATATATTACCACGAGGAGAGGCTTATAAAAAATAGGAGGCAAATATGGACACTTTTACAAAAGATATGGCAGAATTAACAGTAGAAGAACAAAAGCTTGTGCTAACATTTTTACAAGATATGAGAATAAGTTATGATCCAGAGTGGATCACAGTAACAAATGAAGAAGCGAAAGAATTACAACAAATAGAAGAACAAGGGGAGTTTATTAGTCTTGATGAAGCAATAAAGGAGTTGGGATTGTGAATAAAACTATAGTAAAAGCTTATGATATTTTTAAAATACTACCAGATGAAGCACAAAAAAGAGTTTTAGATTATATAAAGGCTCTGAAATTGACATCACAACAAAAAAACAAAGATAAAATAAAATAAAATAAACAGACTTAAAGAAGTTATCAAAAAAAGATAACTTCTTTTTTTATATTCAAAAAAGCGTGAAATGTTTAAAAAGGAGAAAATAAAATGAAAAAAATAGAAGATAAACAAATTGTACAAGTCTTAAAAGAGTCAATTAAACCTTTTAAACAATACAACAACAAAATAAATTATAGAAGAATTTCAAGATTTTGCCAAGATAACACGATAATAAGAATTGTAAAAGCCAACATTGATGTATTTAACAACTATGGAATTAAGATAGGTACAGATGGGACTATTTCTCGAGGAAGAAGCTATGCAAATTTAATTGAAAAATTAAACAAGCTATTTGATGAAAATGTAGAGATAGCAAAAACTGTATATTACAGTAACATTGATCATTATTACGAGTATTGTCGCTATTCACTACCATATGATGATAATTCAAATGTTGCATTATCCAGTGAGGAGCTAACAGATATTGTTATCATTGAAATGTTAAAATTAGACAGCATTCAAATCATAGATGTATTTGACTATGTTTATAACAAATTAAACGAACTAGAGAAAACAGGAACAGGAGAAGAAAAAGGGTTAAGAGTGCAGTTTTTAAATGATATTCTTCAAGACAATTGCCAAAGTTATTATTTAGGAAAATATTTGGAGAAAGTGGACAAAATGTTCAAAAGTTTAACTATGGACTATAAATATATTGGATATTTTAGTTATAGAATAGTTGGGAATATGATAACTTCGCAGTTTATTCCAGCCTGCCTTATCAATGGCAATAAAGATGATGAGAGGGCAATATGGCTCAAAGCGTCATTAGATGAATTTGAAGAAAAGATAATAAATAATAGTTCAAATAAAATTTTGAGAGATTATTTCAAATATCAAATTAAATAATTGCTATAAAAGGAGAATAAATCACGAGAAGATGGAGGGATATAAATGAGATTTCAAAAAGATGATTTTTTAGAATATTATAAAGAGAATTTTAGCGTAGATAATTTTTATATCCAGCTAATAGCTTCAGTAATTGATTATGGTGAAGAACACCATAACACCACTAAAAAACAAATTGTATATTTTATTTATGATATTTTATCCAATGTAGAGGGTACTCTAGATATCAAAGAAGTCGAACAATTTTATTATTAAATTTTTTAACTTTTGCCAAAGGATTCTGCAAGTTTGACAGAATTCTTTTTAAATTGGCAAAAGAAAATAAAAAGCACTCATCTTATTAGGCTTTTTATCGCTAAACACTATGTTTTGTTTTTGCCTATTAAGATACTTATTATTTACAAGAGAGAAAACAAATAAAGAACAAAAAGGAGAAATGATTATGAATATAAAAAAATATAGTCTTAGGTTAGTTAAAGAAGATGAAGAAGAATATATAAAAGATATATTTGTAAAGACTTCACAAGCAGCAGCAAAGATTTTAAATAAGTTGTTTGAACTAGATTCAAGACCAAGTGAATTGTTTGTCATGCTTGCCCTAGATGTAAAAAAGAAAATTATAGGTGCTTTTATAGTAAGTCAGGGAGTTATTGATGGAACTTTGTCAGATCCAAGGGAAGTTTTTTCAAGAGCATTGCTTATTAATGCACATACAATAATTCTTGCACATAATCACCCAAGTGGAGACGCAAATCCTTCTTATGAAGATATAAAAATGGCTAGAAGAATGAAAGAAGCAGGCGAAATTTTAAATTTAAATGTCATTGATAATTTAGTAATTTGTGATGAAAATAATTATACTAGCATTTATAAAGAGTGTGGTTTATAAATAAAATTGGTAACAAAAAATTAATTGAGATTAATTATAATGATTTATTAAATTGTAAAATATGAAAAGAGGTTAAAGCCTCTTTTTTTAAATATGCAGAATATAAAAGATAAATACATTTTTACATTTGAGTTATATAAACTATATACCACGAGAGCGAACTTAATATATTAGTTTTGCTTATTAAGATACTTATTATTTACAAGAGAGATTATAAAAAAATAAAAGGAGAATTGATTATGATAAATTTAAAAGAAAAATATATAAAGCAATTGGACAGAGCCTTATTATTGGTAAGAAACAGGACATCAGAAATAACAACATATGAGATAAATGTCGAATTGTGGGATATAATGTTAAAATGCAACATTGGGTTTGAACAAACCTGCGAAGAAGAAATGAAAAGCATGTTAGACACAATTTTAGACGATATTCAAACGTATGAAGGCATAGTTTGGGACTATGCTACGCAAAAGTATTTTGAGTATAATTTTTATAACGGAACGAGAACATATTCAACAGAAGCATCAAAACAAAATTTATGCCTCTGGCAATATGAAGATAGTAATTTGTATTGTAATGTATTAAAGTACCTTGAAGATGCTATATCAATATCTTATAATGTCGAACAAAAAGAACTCTTTTATGTACGAGAGGGGGTTCAAATATTATTAATGGACATACTAGACACTTTAAATATCGATAGCGGCAATATAATTTCTCCTACAACTGTAAAAGTAATATTAGACTTTTTGAAAGATTAGTGAAAATGATATAAAATAAAATTAAGTAATTAAAGGGGGTGTAAAATGCAAGATAGATATAATATGACACAAAAAGAAAATCTATATCTTGCAAAAAGAAATATTGTAGATTCTATCTGGAGAAGTGCTAACCTAGAGGGTATTAATATCACTTTTCCAGATACTTATGATATAGTTAATAAGCTAAAAGTTAAAAATGCAGATATTTCAGAAATTAACACAATACTGAACTTAAAACATGGTTGGCAGGAAGTATTTGCAAGTTATGATGAAGATTTAACGCTTGACTATATTTGCAACATTCATAAAGAGGTTGCAAAAGATGAAGCTTTAGAGTGGGGCAAGTTAAGAACTGGAAAGGTAGGTATAAGCGGAACAAATTATATTCCACCAATACCAGACGAAAAGGAAATAACAAAGAAATTGAAAGAGTTAAAAAAGATAGAGCCTAATACATTGAGATCAATAAAAATCATGCTTTATCTTATGAAAGCTCAATTATTTTGGGATGGCAATAAAAGAACAGCAATGTTAATAGCAAATAAGGAGATGATTCAAAAAGGCAATGGAATAATATCTATATCAGTAGATAAAATTAATGAATTTAATACACTCTTAAATAGATATTATTCATATGATGAAGAAGAAAATTTAATCAATTTTATTTACAATTATGCAATAAGTGGAATTGATAAATAATAAAAAATATAAGTTGTAAAGGTCATTGCAAAAGCAATGGCTTTTTTTAATGCAAAAAAACATATTAAGGAGATGTTAAATGAAAAATCATAATATTACATTAGAAAAATTAGTGCGAGAATATGAAAGGCGAGGAAGTGATTATTTTAAAAAAGATACATTAAAGTTTTATGGTGAGAAATTAAAGGAGATGAAGATAAAAGATGAAATAAGAGAAATAAGGGACAGAAAAGGAAATTTACACAAATGTATTGTATTACAAAAAATCAGTACGGGAATGTTTGGCGATAAATACCTTGATTATGATTATTTTGATATGGATACATTGGATAGAATGAGTGATTTAATACCAGAGGCAGAATACATTGTTTAAAAAATGAAAGGAGTAAAAAATGGAATATAAGAATTTTAAAAAAGAAATTAACAAAATGGGATTGGAATCAACAATAGATGAAAATTGTGTTTGTATTTTTAATGATAGGCTTGTTTGTTCAATTAGTGAAAAAATAGTAGGAGTGTTAAGCACAGAATATGAAAACTTTTATAGTTTACCCGTATCAATACGTAAACAGTTAATTGATACAGCCTATGTATACGCAATAACAGATCTTAATTTAAGACATATTAAAAGATTTTGTTTATAACACAAATATTTAACTAATAATGCAGGATACGCTTTTTTAAATGTTAGTGAAGATTATAAAAAATGCTCATTAGGATCAAACAGAGAATACAAAAATAAAAGAAACAAGGTGTTTTTTACTGGCAATGAAATAGACATTTTGAAATTTACGCTTAATACAACTTTAAATGATTTTACGATTATCGAACAAAAAGAAACAACAAGAGGAACAAAAACAATTAATTAATTGGAGTTTAAAGTGCAGATAACAAGTTGTTGCAAAAAATGTCAATATAGACAAGTAGGCTGTCATAGCGAATGTGATAGCTATAAAGCTTATAAAGAACAAATAGAAGCTATCAACAAAAAAAGAGAAGATTATAACTTTAAAATGAGAATAGAACATAAAACATATAGGAAATATATATGAGGAGTTTAAAATGATAATTAATAATAATGAATTAAAACAAATGATAGATGTAGCAATGTTAGACAAAAATAGTTTGGAAACTGTAATAAATGTTAATGAAAAAGAAGTTGTATTCCTATTGGGGAATGACTTAATTTACAGAATACAAAAAACACAAAAGATAGATATCCCAGTTGGAGAGTATGCTATCGGTTCAGGTAATTTGGTAAAAATTATAAAAAGTTTACCAAATGAAATGAGTAACATTAATATAGAGAATCAACAACTGATAATTAGCGATTCAAGTGGAGATATTAACACAATTTTAACTACTGGAGTAAAAATAAATATACCTAAAATAGAGAGAACTATTGCAGAAATTGATGTAAAAGAGCTCATAGAAGCATTAAAAGAAACAGATAGCTTTAGAAGTAAAGACACAAACGCACCAATGCTTATGGGAGTATGTTTACGTTACGATCATTGTAGCAATGAATTGTCAGTTGCTGCTATGGATGGATATAGAGTATATGTGCGAAATATTGGCATAAAATGCAATGAAAAAGAAGATTTTGAATTAATTATTGATGATAAAACAGTAAAAAGATTAAAGAAAATTAAAGCAAAGCTAAAATTATGCATCAAAAAAGGTATATTAAGAACTGGGGAAAAATATTTTTTAACGACAAATAATATGATATTTTTAACGCCATTTATCGATGGAGAGTATTTCAATTATGAAAATGTATTTCACAATGCAAAAGAAAATTACAAAACAAGTTACAACAACAAAGAGATTAAGACATTCATTAAATATTTTGAAAAATGTAATAAATTATCAGAAAAGCGACCATTGATTGAAAGTTCTATAGAAAATTATAATCATAAATTAAGTTGTCAAGCGGGACTTGCAAACATTGAAAATAATAGTAAAAGTAAAGTAGAAAATAGGTTTACCATAGGATACAACGGGAAGTATATGTTAGAAGTTTTAAAATTATTTAATTACTCTGATAAAGTAGATGTACAAATGGAAGATGAAATTCACCCGATAATATTTACTGATAATATTAAGACAATTTTACTTTTACCAATACAAATAAAAAAATAAAACAAAAATTCAAAAATAATTGACAAGGGTAACGTGACAAAGTAAAATGATGTTTGAACAGATTTTTAAAAGAAAGGAGAACGAAATGAAATTGCGTGTTAGTTTTGATGTGGATATTCCTAATGAGAAACTAGAACAAGCACTATTAGTTATGGGGTATAGGTCATTAATAGACCATGCCCGTAACTATTTAAACAAGACAGTAACGGAAGTGTTTCACAGACAAGATAAGCAAGAAATATCCAATATTAAAATGAGTATTGTAAAGTTATAAGGGCGTAAGATGAAATATACAATAAAAAATGATGACATGGTGCAAGATTTCCTGGATTTTAATTGTAAAGTTAAAATAATATTTTATAAAAGTGGAAAAGTTGAAATGTATCCGTTAAATTACAAAATTGAAGAAGATAAAAAAATATTAAACATAATTAAAATAGCCAATATTAAAGATTATGGAGCAATAAAAGGACTCAAAATATATCAAGCTTTGCAAAATGAAATAATGATGAACAAAACAGATGAAGTGGAGGTCATTTTTAAATGAATGTGTTAGTAAATTATGATAGCTGGAAGTTGACAGATTGGAGAGAAGAGAGAGAGGAAACAATGAAAATAATGATAGATTATCATTTAGAGCAAAAAATGATTGAAGAAGTAAAAAAAATAAATATAGCAAATTATTTTAGAAATTTTAAAGATAATTTAATAAAACAATATCAGTTTAATAATTTAGAAATAGCTGAATTTAGCATTGTTGATGTTGAGGAAACAGAAGATTCTATGATATATACAATACAAGTAATATGGTCAAACATTGAAGAAATTGTATTAGATTCAGAAGAAGAAATTAAAGAATGTATACAAAAAGATATAAATAAATTGCTAGAAGATGATAGGACAATAATTGTGGATCATGAAATTGATTCAAAAGTAGAATATGAAGGAGTTTAGTTATGAAAATAAGAAAATGGAAATTATACACAGCAAATAATGAATTTATTGTAAATTTAAAAATATTTTTTAAATCAACACTTATAATAGCAGGAGTAACGATATTATTATTAACAATATTGTTAATGATCGCAATATATGGACATAATATATTTAATGTACTAATGCAAGTACTATAAATACACTAAAAAACACACAAATCAATTTTAAAACGCTTAAAGATATCACAATGACGTTTTTAATATTAAGGCACATTATTTATCTAATAAAAATTAAAAACGTAACCTAGAGGTATCCTCGATTGTTAAGATTGATATTTGAGTGGGAAAATGTTTTCAAAAGTGTATAACATTTTAGAGGAGTTCGAGTTGTTGAATGTGGAATGTAAAAAATAACACACTCTGGAGAGCAATAAAAGATTAAGTCATAAATAAATAAGCACTCAATATAGATCCATAGTAAACAAGAGTGTTTGTTTAATAAAAATAGATACCTAATCTAATATTGCATCTCCAAAAGAAGATGTTCACGTAATATTGTTGTGCAATACTACAATATTATTATAACATATAATTTCACAATTGGCGATGCAGAAGAGTTGTAGTTTATAACTGATTTAATCATTGGATATGGTATATAAAAATAATAAAGTAAATTTTACCATAAACAAAAAAATAATATGTGTTAAAGTATATTTTACTATCTTAAAAATAAAAATGAGTATAGAAAAATAACTTATAAATTATAGGAGAATAAAATGGAAAAGGAATATTATATAAATATACCAAGTCAAATAATAGAAAATAAGAATTTAAGTTCTAGTTCAAAATTGCTGTATGGAGAGTTAATAAGATTAAGTACAAAGGAGGGATATTGTTTTGCTAGCAATAAATATTTGGGAGAATTAGTCAATAAAAAAGAAAGAACAATACAAAAATTATTAAAAGAACTCAAAGAAAGTAATTTAATAAAAATATATATAGAGAATATAAACCAGAGGAAAATATATATTCAGAATTAGTTTTTTCTTATAATCTTTTTATTATATTCTTTTTATTATATCTTTTATATTATACTTTTATATTATATGGTGCAAATTTTTGCGTAACTTGACGCAAGAAAGTTCGTAACTTGACGCATAAAAATTCGTAACACTTATGTATATTTTTGCACCACCCTATGTATAAAAGTTCGTAACTAAGTTTACAATAAAGAAAGGAAAGTGAACAATGCACAAATGGATTGAAAGTGAATTATTTAATTTCATTTTAAACTATTATGAAAAAACAAAAAAATTGCCAAAAGTATTTTTATCTGGAGCAATTACTGAAAGAATTACCACCTATAAAAAATATTTTAGAGAAGCAGAACAACTATTTGAAGAAATAGGGGTGGAAGTATATAACCCAAGCGAGATTGACGTAAAAACACCATGGGACGACGCAATGGAAAAAACGATTTCAGAATTAAGTTCGTGTGATTTTATGTACATTTTAAAAAATTGGGAAAACTCAAAAGGTGTAAAAATAGAGATTGACAAGGCGAAAGAATTAAACATACCAGTATTTTGTCAATAGCAAAAAAAGTTTATGAATTTTTAAAAGAAAACGCTTGCATAAAATAAAAATTAGTGTTATTATAAGGACACAAAAGAAAAAGGAGTGATTAATATTAAACCACAATTTGAAACAAGATTCCTAGCAACGGGAACGCTTGACAAGGTAGAAAGAGTAGAATACGCCGATGGCACAAAGGAACTTTTAAAGCTGACTTTAAAAGCTGGAGAAGATTATTTCACATATACCATCTTTAACACAAAAAAAGAGCCACAGAGAGTAAGAGGTATGATGACAAAATTAAGAAAAGGTGATTTTCTTAAAGCAAGTGGCATAGTTTCAAACAACGAATATGAAGATAAAGAGGGGAATATAAGAAAAACACAAAATTATACAGCCTTTTACACAGAACATATTGACGAAATAGGATCTCCGAGAGTTTTTATAACTATTGCAGGCATATTGACTAAAAAAGTGGATAAAGAAGATTTAGGCGGTAAAGAAATTACCATCAGGGTTTTTGATGACTACAGAGAAGTTAATGATTTGTACACTATGTCTGTTGATGAAAAAATGGGAGATTTTTTTGAAGATGTCAACGAGGGCGACAATATTTCAGTAACAGCCGAATATATAAATAGAGCAGTTGCAGAAATAAAAACAGATAACATTAAGTCCTATGGAGCTAGTGTTGAGGGTATTGCTCCAGCAGGTATTGCAAGAAAATTCAAAAACAAAGTCAATGTCATTCAAGGATATATTCTTGCAGAAGAATCAGAAATTGACGAAGAAGAAACATTTTTCGAGATAGACAATGACGATATTCCATTTTAATGAGGAGGCTACATGGACAAAGTATTAACAGAAAAATATAATCGTGGCAGACGTTTAATAAAAGAATTAAATGAGGTTTTAGATAGGTATCAAAAATTACAATTCTATATAGATACAGATCAAGAAACAGACAAAGCAACAAAGATAGTTTTAGAAACACAAGCTCGCATAATGAGAGAATATATAAACATATTAACAAAAAGATTGGAAAACACAGAATATTAAAAAAAGGAGAAAAAAAGAATGAATAAAGCACAATTAATTAAAAATATCGCAGAAACAACAAAATTAAAGCCAGCAAAGGCAAAAGAAGCATTAGAAGCAACGCTTACTACTATTGGAGATGCACTAGCAAGTGGAGATAAAGTGAAAATTGTCGGATTTGGGACTTTTGAATCAAAACCAACAAAGGAAAGAATGGGAGTAAATCCACAAAATCCAACAGAAAAAATCGTCATTCCTGCAAGAAATAAGGTATCTTTTAAGCCAAGTAGTAACCTAAAAGAAATTATCAATGGATAAGGAGAACAAATGGATTTATTAAATATACAAAAGCGAAAGCCTATTGTGGATTTAAACCAATATAATTTTACAATATACGGCAGTGCGGGTGTTGGAAAGGCTCTTAGAAACGGCACACCAGTCCTAACAACAGAGGGCTGGATAGCCATTGAAGACCTCATTCCAAACAAAGATAAGGTTATTGGAAGTGACGGACAAGCCTATGATTTATTAGGTGTTTTCCCACAAGGTAAAAGACAGCTTTATAGAGTAAAGTTTTCAGATGGTGCTTGGGTTGATGCTGATGGAGACCATATTTGGACACACTATAGAAGAAAATATCCTGACACAAAAAACCCAAGAAAACCACTAACATTTGATTTAACAACAAAAGAACTAAAAGAAGATTTAGACCAAAACTACATGAAGACATCAACGTTCCCTACAATCGAGAACTATGATGGCATACACAAGCACTTGCCAATTCACCCATATTTATTGGGAGCACTTATTGCTGATGGATATTTGTCTGGGAATAATATTCAGTGGACTAAATCATACGAAAATGAGCCGAGAGTTTGTGCTTATGTGCACGGTCTAGTAGAATCTGATGAAATTAAAATGTCCATGAGAAAATCCAATAACACAAGAAATACAGATTGGGTTTCATGGCAACATTCAATAGCTACCAATAAAGGCTATGGACAGCATAATCAAATTAAAGATAGATTGGAAATGTTGGGATTGCTTAACAAAAAAAGCAAAGAAAAATTCATTCCAGAAATTTATAAATTAGCTACCAAAAAACAAAGACTAGCACTTATTAATGGACTGTTTGATGGTGATGGTACAGTTAGAACAGATAGACCAACTTGCAAATACGCAACAACGTCTAAACAACTTGCAAGCGATGTCCTAGAAGTGCTTTGGTCTTTAGGCATTAACGCTCATATAAAGTATATGAAAGGCGACAATTGTTATGCAGTCGTGATTTGGGATAAAGAATTTAACCCATTTAGATTTTCTACAAATAAAGAAAAAAGAGAATTAGCTGGCGTAAAGAGTTGGTCTAATAGAAGAAAAGTTGAATCTATTACAAAAGTAGACGTTGATGAAGCAACTTGTATATCAGTAGCGTCACCAGACAAGCTTTTTATCACAAAAGATTATATTGTAACTCATAATACATCGTTTTGTTCTTATTTCTTTGATGAACCATTATTCCTAGCTTGGGAGCAAGGACAAAATGCACTTGAAGCATATGTTCAAGATATGTACACTTGGAAAGACTTTTTAGAGTTTGTCAAAGAGCTTAAAAAAATTCACAAAGAGGGCAAAACTACACCATTTAAGAATGTAATAGTCGATACAGTCGACATTATGAGGACAAAATGCGAAGAATATGTGTGCCGAATGAATGGCTGGGATAGTCCCGCAGATGGTAATTATGGTGCTGGCTGGGCGGCAATTACAAGAGAATTTGAGAAGAGAATCGGAGAAGTTAGAGCTTGCGGTTTAAAAGTCCACTTTATAGCACATGACAAAGTACAAAGAATAGAACGAAAAGATATGGCTTATGACAAAATAACACTTCAATTAGGCTCAACCGCTATTAATGAAGTTATTAAAAAAGTAGATTTTATTCTTTATTTTGACAAAGAGTATGAAAAAAACAACGATGGAGATACAATAGCAAAAAGAGTTGTCAGATTTCATGGTGGAGAAAATTACGAAGCTAAAACAAGAATTTCAGGCTTCCCAGAATTTATATATGCAGGCAATAGTGCTAAAGAAACAGCTCAATTGGTCAAAAAGTTATTTGAAGAAAAAGCAGAAGCTCTATTAGAATATGATTCTCCTAGAGAGGAAGCAGAAAAAGAAGATACACCAGTCCAAGAAGAAAAAAAGCAGAGAAGTTCTGACATCAAGGAAATCGTTACCAAAAAAATGATTTCTGAATTAACGCAAATTGGGAAACAAAAATTAAAAGAAAAGAAAGCTACGCTAGATGATATTACAAAAATCATCAAGGAAAATACAAGTGTTGAGTTAATGAGTGAGATTAAAGATATTGAAGAATTTAACAAGGTAAAGGCACTTGTCGAAGCTCTTTAAATATGAAAAGTCATATTTTAATAAAGAACAATTTTTTATTCGCCCATTAACAATAACATTTTACAAAAATGATGAAAAAATTCTGAGGATAAGAGATGTAACTCATTTTTTATCCTTAGAAAATACATTATACCTATTTGGCGTTGGCTTTAAAGCAGAATCAGGAAAGTATATTGTAACAAAAGATGAGTTTGACTATTCAATATGTGAACTTAATTATGATTATAATTATCAGTTTTGTAAAAATCTAGTGAGAGATTTAAAAGTTGGTAGAACTGGCAAGCATTTAGGTAAGAGAATTGCAAAAACTTTTGATAATTATAGTATTGACTTTTTACCTTATAGATTTAGGGATTGGGTAGCATTTATCTTAAAGCATTACAATTATGAGAGATATTATTTAGAAGAGATTTTAGACTTAGATGAAACAAGTTCAAGCTATTTAACTATAACAATGAAACTAAAAGAAAGGAATACAATATGAATAAATACACTTATAAACAAGTAGCCAACATTCTTGGTATAGCTCCAAGTCAAGTTGGTTCAAAAGCAAGAAGGAAAGATTTCCCAGAAGAATTTAAGACAACTGTAACTAATGAACAAAATAGAGAAATACAAGCATTGACAGAAGAGGGCTTGCAACTCTTAAAGAATGAATATGGAATTACAGATAGTGGAGTAAATGAAGAAAATAAAACCCTACTTGGCAATTTAGAGCTTGTAAAACAAGGTAATTTCTTAGGCACTGTATGTGATTTTTATAAAGATGTAAGCAATAATATTTATATGACAAGGAGTCAAATAACAAAAGCATTGGAATATAGTTCCCCTAAAGGCATAATTTTACTCCACCAAAGAAACAGAAAGGTACTAGATAAAAATTCCGTTAGAATTTCAAATTTTAAACATATAACGAATAGCATAAATAACGGGAATAACGAGTTGCTACAAAATGTAGCAAACTTATCAAACGTTGAAAACAAGCCATCGCACAATCTACAACCTCATTCCGTTCTTTACAATGAAGATGGCATTTATGAAATAACATTTTTATCAAGACAACCTAAAGCGAATGAATTTAGAACATGGATAAGAGAAAGAATTAAAGAAATTAGAAAATATGGATTTACAACTCAAACTAATGAAGATGGAACACATAGTATACAAGCTATGGCAGATTTTCTCCATGGTGAAGAAGATAGTGTTGGTAAAAATGCTTTTATAGCTCTTGCAAAGTGGAAAATACAAGCAACGATTGAACTAAAAGAGCAAAAAGACATTATTTCCGCTCAAAATGAAGAAATCAAAAAGCAACAACCAAAAGTGAAATTTGCGGAACAAATATCTTGCTCAAATGACGTTATATCCGTCAACTCAATGGCAAAGCTATTACACAAAAATGGAATAAATATAGGACAAAATAGGTTATTTGCTTGGCTTAGAGAAAATAAGCTAGTTATGAGAATAAAAGAGAATCAGCAATGGAATAATATTCCAACTCAAATGGCTATTGACAAAAAGATACTTACTATTGAGGAAAAATCTTTTATCGACAAATGCGGAGTTAAGCGAATTAGCACAACAACAAAAGTAACACCAAAGGGACAATATTATCTTTTAAATAAATTTATTGGGAAAAGTGAGGTAGCCCAATGAGAAATGAAAAATTAAACGAAATACGAGTTATGCGTGGAGATGTCGTTATGGTCGATTTAGGCGAAAGGTTTGGCTGTGAACAAGATGGTATTAGACCAGCAGTGGTAATTCAAAATGATGTTGGAAATTATTGTGGAACAACAACTATTGTAGCTCCCTTGACAGCAGGCAAGAAAAACAATGTAAACTTGCCAGTTCACACAGTTGGCATACAACTTAAAAGAGATTCCATTGCACTATTAGAACAAATCATAGCAATAGATAAAAGAAGAGTTATTTGTATATTAGACCATTTAAGTGACGAACTTATGCAAGATATTAACGAAAAAATAAAGGTATCACTTGCAGTATGAATATTTTCCCGTTGGTGAGTGAAAAGAAACCAGCATATAATACTAGACGAGCGGCTCGTAGATATGTAAGAAGAGAAGTTAGCAGAAAATGCAGAAAAAGTATAGATGAGATTAATTCATGGCTAGATGAGGAGTCTTTTAAAAAGAAATATCATATGTATTTTATAAAAATCTATTTTGAATGGAGATATATTCTTAGGGGAAAGAGATTTAACTTTAATGATATGGTAGAACGAAATGATGAATATGAGTTTATCGAACTTTTAAATATTATTAAAGACGAATTAGGACTTCACTATTCAGAATTCCCATTTAAATTTGAAATTATAATAAATGAATTAAAGGAGAAAGTCATTGGCGACAGTAAACAACAACATAATAGCAGAAAGAATTGTTATATCTGGAGTAATGAATAATTTAGATTGGATAATAGATCTACAAAATCTTGAACCAGAACACTTTTATAACTCAACTCACAAAATTTTATTTTATTTACTAAAAAAGCTATATGAAACTTTTAAAGGTGATAAAGTTGATCCTTTTACACTTTTATCAATAGCAAAAAATGAAAACATAGAATTTGAAAAAGATATAGAAAACTCTGGTGGACTAGACTATTTACAGACATTATCAGAGCTTGGAACTGATTACAAAAAAGAAGATATATTGACACAAGCTGAAATTGTTACTAAATTATCCTTTTTTAGAGATATGCATAACGCCTTAGATAAAGAACTGGCTTATATTGAAAATGGAGATAATAAAACTAGAGAAGATGTAATTGATTCTTTGAGAAATAGCACAGACAAAACAATTTCAAAATATACTATTGCTGATAATTACAGATACATTGGAGATGTTTACGATGATGTGATGGAAAAAGTGAAACAAGATGTTAAAAATGGCGAAATAGGTATACCAACAAAAATAGAACCATTAAACAAATTTTACACCTATCGAAAGGGAGAACTTGTAGTATTGTGCGGCAGACCTAAACAAGGTAAAAGTGCCTTTGCCATTAACGAAGCTCACAATATGGCTGTGGTGCATGGAATACCTACTTTATATCTTGATACAGAAATGCCAACTAAAACATTTTTAATGAGGTTAATTTCTATTGACTCTGGAATACCATTACACGCACTAGAAACTTTTCAATACGAAGCAGACCCAATACAGTTTAAAAAATATAAAGAAAGCGAAGTTAGAATTAAAAAAGCTCCACTAATACACAAATACAGCACAAGGTGGACAACTAAAAAAGTTAGAAATGATGTAATATCTCTTGTTAGGCAAGAGGGCATACAAATGCTTGTATATGACTATATAAAAGTAAAAGAAGTTAATGAAAGCAAAAATAGAGAGCATAACGAATTAGGCAATTGGACTATTGCTCTAAAGGATTTAGCTGGAGAATTAAACATACCCGTACTGACATTAGCACAAACAAGTCCTTATGAAGTAAGGGTTGCCGATTCAGATAAGATTAATAGATATGCTTCTGTGATTGGATTTTTATTACCCTTATCAGAAGATGACAAAAATAGAATGAAGCAATGGGGTTATCCCAAAACAAAAGATTATATCTACATTAAATACAACAGAAATGGAGCATCAATGGAAGATGAAACGAAAGGTGTTTATTTAGAATTTAACAGACACAATGTAACCTTTAATGCAAGTAAATTCCAAGAAAATTTTGAAGATTTGGTGCTATGACAGATGTTAAGGAACTTTTAGAAAACTACGGAATAGACAAATTTCTTGCATATGTTGGTGCAGAACACATACGAAAAGTGGGAGATAGCTATAGGAGTTGTTGTCCAATTCATAAGGGCAATAATTCGTCTGCATTTTCTTATCACAACGGATATTTTACTTGTTTTAGTGAGTGCAACAGAAATTTCAGTGCAATAGATATAATCATGAATGTATTTCACATTTCCTATTCACAAGCAAAAAAAAGATTAGAAAAGATATTAGGTCAAGAAATTGATAGCACAGATGACAGTACAGACATGACTTTTGAACATTTAGCAAATAGACAGTTTATTTCAGATTATAAACGCATTAAGGGAGGCGAAAAATCCCATATAGTTGAAAATTTTATCTTTTTAAATACACAAGAATACAAAGAAATAACGCATGAATATTTGATAAATGAGGGTTTTAATGATGATACTAGAAAATTTTTTGATTTAAGGTTTTGTGAGAAAGGAATTATGAAAGATAGAATAATAATTCCAATAGACAATCCAGATGGAAAGATATTAGGCATTGCTGGTAGATCAATACATGATTTTAGATGGTTGGAATTAACTGGTGAGAGCAAATATTTTTTCTCAAAAGGCTTAAAAAAAAGTGCTACATTATACAACATAAGTAGAGCCGATATATACGACAATTTTATAATTGTAGTTGAGGGTTATAAATCTATTTGGCGATTACACGATTGGGGGTTTGATAATGCAGTTGCCCTTATGGGAGCACATTTAAGCGATAGGCAGGCACAATTGCTATTGCATCTAGATGTTCCCATATTGGTATCTGGAGATAATGACAAAGCTGGCAAGAGTTTGCAAAAAGAAGTTGTGACAAAATTAAGCAAATATGTACCAGTTGAACAATTCCCAATAGAAAAAATAGCAAAAAATGAAAGTGATTCAATAGCAGAAATAAAAAAGGAGGATTTTGCACATTGGACAAACAAACTAATGGGGAAATACCCATCGAGGATTCTGTTTTAGAATTTATTAAAAACAGAGAAACAGCTAAAGTAAGAGAAATTGATAGATATTTTAACTTGAGAAGTGAAAGAACAGTAAGAAGAATAGTAGAAAAGTTGAGAGAACGTGGAGAACCTATTTGCATGGGAAATAAAGGATATTACTATTCCATAGATCCATTAGAAATAGAACGAACTATCAACCAATTGTTGACACAAGCAAGCGGACAGCTTCGAACAGCTAAAAATTTAAAATTAACTAAAGAAAAAATAGAAACAACGGGTGAAATAAATGTCAAATGAAACATTCAATATCTATTTTGACAGTGGAAAAGTTATAAATTCTGAACAAGTAGACTTATGTGTTAAAGCAATTTTCAATACTTTAAAAAAAGAGCTTCCTCGAGAATTGCAAACTGACGGAATGGTGTATTTTTTACTCGAAGAAGCAAAAGATAAATTGAAAGTTAAAAACAGTAATTATATAAAGTGTCTTTCACTGGGAGAGAATTGGTATTAACATGATGACAAAAATATATAACAACTTATCATATTCACAGATAGAAACTTTTGAACAATGTCCTCAAAAATGGTCTTTTAGGTATATAGATAAGATATTATTTGAACAACAAAACATACATTTAGACTATGGATCTGCTGTTCACAAGGGTTTAGAGAATGCTTTTAGAGATTTAAAAGATAATCATAGTTTATCAGAAGAAAATTTACTTCAAACTGTCAACACTCTATCTTTTGATTATGCCTACGGCGATACAAAGGGCGAACTATACAAATATGCAATAGAAGATATGAAGCGATTAATTCATTATCAGGGGTTCTATGAAAAGATAAAAGACAAAGAAATTGTCGGCATTGAAGAAGAATTTAATTTAAAAATACCAACTATGTTTAGTGGTGAAAATATAGAAATTAACATAAAAGGCTATATTGACTTAATTTATAGAGATGATGACGGGAAATTGGTAGTCGTAGATCACAAGACATCAAAAAAGAAATTTGATAAAAATAAAAGAAGAAATAATTTACAAATACCAATCTATTTTTTAGCTATAAAAAACAAATATGGAGAATACCCAAAAGCAGGAATATATAATTTTACAAAATTAAATGACTATCAAGAGTCTTTGTTTGCAAGCAATATAACAATAGAACAACAAAAGTTAATGGATAAAAGAAGCCCTAAAGAAATATGGGCAAAAGATCCAAATAACACAGTAAAAGATATTATTCACACTTTTAAGGATATGAACAATGCAAAGTTAAGAACAACAACAAAACCAAGTCCATTATGTTATTGGTGTGATTATAATATTATTTGCTCTAATGCAAGTAGCTGGAAGCCAAAGGAGAAAAATGAAAATAGATATAAAACTACTGAAAAATACAATCTTGGAACTGATTAGCGATATAGCAACAGAAATGAACACACCACAATTTAAAGAATTAGATAGAAAGTCATTTACTGTTGGCAAGTTTGAAGGTGAATTATTAGGACTCTATAAAGTGTTTAATATTATTACCGATATGGAAGAATATCGAAATAAAAAAGAAGAATTAAACGAAATGGAGAAGCAATGATAGAATTAAGACAAGGACACAATATTGACGAATCTAAAATCGTAGGCATATTCTCAACAGAAGATGATTGTTATGCTGAAATGATAAACAGAGAAAAGTTTGACATACCTTATTTTAGGGTTTGGGGAACAGATATAATAAAAAAGGTAGATTATGGTAAACACACAAAATTTTATTTTATGGTGCAACTAGATAAGGCATAGGATAAGTCGCCTAAAAAAGAAAAACGCAACCTAGAGGCATCCTCGTTCGTGTGGTGCGATATTAGGGATAACGTTTGCATTAAAAAATGAAAGACTTATTTGCAAATAAAAATGAAAGGTTTTATGAAAACATGGAACAGAAAACATTAAATATTAATGAAATTGACTTTAGATGCCTAACTTTATGTGCTTTGCGATATGCACTTGGCAGAGAAACTTATATGCCAGCAGTTGTTATTAACATTATTGAAGATAATCTAGAAGTTCTCGGCGATAGTGTTTTAACACAAATAGCAGATGAAATTAGAGATTATGCAACAGATGAAAGCTCTTTAAACAATCAAGAGTTAGAGAGGTGGTTAATGTGCAGAACTACAATTTTAGAATATTTAGGTGAAAAGTATTGGATAACAAATACCAAACAATTTAACAAATAAAAAGAAAGTAGGAATGATAATTTGACAAGTTTGTTAGTAATTTACGATAGCTCTATATCTGACAAAGGTAGAGATCTTTATTTAAAGGGGATAAAGAAAGCTGTGCCTGATGTAAAGATCAAAGATGCAAAAGTGGGAATAGACGGAATACAATTTGATGCAGACAAAGTAATTGTATTAAGACCTATGAATTATAAGCATTATTGTTATTTTATGTATCAATTAAGGGCAAACTATCCAGAAAAAGACATTGAGGGAGTAGCAACTGGAAGCCTCACAATAACAGCCGAAGCACTTTTAGAAACTATTTATGATTATTACAACAGTAATATTGCAAATAAAACTGTTGTAGTAATAAATCAGTCGCCCACTGTTGGCATCCCTTTAGTCAAAGCTCTAATAGATTGTAGCTTAAATGTAATAAATTTAAACTCATCTTATCCTTGCATTGATAGTTTGTTGGCTAATACAAAAGTGGATATTTTAATTAGTGCAAGTGGAAACAAAAATTTTCAAATATCCGAAGCTTTAACGAGAGATATTGAAATGAAAATTGACTTATCTAATGACCTATTAGACACAGATAAAATAACATCAATACCAACAATAAGAGTTTTAGAAGATAGATTAACTTTTTGCGAGGTGGAAGATGAAATTGAACAACAATAAAAACAATAGTGTATTTATAACGATAGGAGCATCGAACCACGCTAAAGAAGAAAGAGAAATCCACGATTATTATGCAACAGAACCACAAGCAGTACAAATGTTAATGGAAATTGAAGATATAAAACCAATTGTATTAGAGCCTTGTGTAGGTGGTGGTCATATAGCAGAAGAATTAAAAGCTAAAGGGCATAAAGTCATATCATCTGATTTAATCGACAGAGGTTATGGAATTGGGAATAGGGATATATTCAACTATCATAATAAAAATGGAAAGCTCTATTACAAAGATGAACTAATTATTGATGGAGATTTTGACATTGTTACCAATCCACCATATAAACAAGCAAATGCCATGACAGAGCATATGTTAAATTTATTGAATGACAATTGTAAACTTATACAATTTCTCAAACTAACATTTTTAGAAAGTAAGGCAAGAAAAGAATTGTATAAAAAATATCCATTAAAAACATTGCACGTAAGTAGTAGCAGACTTATAACTTGCAAAAATGGAGATTTCGATAAATATCAATCAAGAGCTATTGCTTATGCTTGGTACGTTTGGCAAAAAGGATATAAGGGCGAGCCAACAATAAAATGGTTTAATTGAAAAAATATTATGGTGGAGGATATAGGCGATTAAAAAGGAATTTCAAGCTTAAAGCAATAAAGCTAAACTACGAAATTTTTGATAGCAATGCTAATGTCTATTCATCAAATGGTCGATGTGCAAAGTAAAAATTACAAAAGACTTTAAATAAAATGTGTAGTGACATATCAAAGGAATATGTTAAAAGTGATGACGATATCCCATTTTAAGGAGGAATAAAAATGAAAGTTAAAGATTTAATAATGGAATTGATTTATGTAAATCCTGATGCAGAGGTTAGATGTGTAACCTACAAAAATGCAAATGAAGATGCTGACGAATTTGCTTTAAATATAAGGAGTTTAGAAGATTATAAAGATAATGTTGATTTAGTCCTTGATAATTTAGACGTTGGCAGAGTTAACGAGGACAAAGTCTTCGAGATACTAAGAAATAAAGTCCTTGACTGGGCAAAGAATAAAAACTTGTTACACGAAGAAAACGCAGAAAAGCAATTTATGAAATTTATTGAAGAAGTTTTTGAATTTAGAGATGAGTGGATTTTGTATATAAATCAATGCAACAAACATAGCTACCCAGACAGTTATGTCGACATGGATATTACAAAATATAGACGAAAAATGGAATGTGAAATGGGAGATATTTTTGTGATACTTATCATACTATGTGACCAATTAAATTTAGATCCTATTAATTGCCTAGCTAGGGCTTACGAAAAAAATCAAAGATAGAAAAGGGAAAACAATAAACGGAGTATTTGTAAAAGAAGGAGATAGCAATGGATAAAGAAAAACTACGAGAAATATTAAGAAAGCATGAACTATGGCTTAATGGTGATGCAAAGGGAGAAAGAGCAGATTTAAGACGTGCAAATTTAAGCCGTGCAAATTTAAGATGTGCAATTTTAAGAGATGCAGATTTAGAACGTACAAATTTAGTGGATGCAGATTTAAAATATGCAAATTTAGAAAATGCAGATTTAAGCCGTGCAAATTTAAGATGTGCAACTTTAAAAGATGCAGATTTAGAAGGTGCAGATTTAGAAGGTGCAGATTTAAGATGTGCAAATTTAATAAATGCAGATTTAAGACGTGCAAATTTAACGAATGTAGAACTCAATTGGTGTAATACACAAAATATAATAGGGCAAAAAATTATAAGCGTTCAAGTAGATACAAGTAGAGAAAACAATCTAATAAGTTATTGGGTTGATTTAGATATTTGGACTACTGGTTGTTTTCAAGGTAGTTTAGACAAACTGAAGAGAAGTATTGAAGAAACGCATAAAGATAATGAGTTTTTGAGAAATAGATATTATCGTGTTATTGATTTTATATTAAATGAAGTTGAACAAGATAGATTAGTAGAAATGGAGGACTAAAGACAAATGGAAGCGGTAAATGTAAAAAAAAGAAAGAAATAAAGTGTGAGTTATACAGAGATAATTTTGAAGTTTTGATAGAATCTCATATCACAATTTAAATAATAAATAGTTGAGGCGAAAGAATGAACATAAAAAGAAAAAATCAGATAATACTAATCATTTGTACACTAACGCAACTTTTAAAAGAATTTAACTTTGGATTAGAAATATTTAAAGACGGGAGCATAGTTTTTGTAGATGGCAATACTGGAGATAGATACAAAATTAGTGCAAAAGATTTTCAAGATTTATATGACAAAACAGAGGTAGAGGAATGAATGAATTAATTAAAAAAAGTTGAAAATATAACTTATAGACTAAATGTAATTGCAGAACAATTTAGGGAATATTATTTCACTCTTGAAGAACTAAGAGAGATCGATAAGGGAATGGAGCAAAGAAGAATGAAGAAATTTAAAATATCTTTTGAATTTGAAGCAGATGACGATTGGTCTGAAGCAGATGTTAAAGAAATGGTTGAAAAAGTAATAGACCCTATATATCACTTAGGCGATGCAAGTATTGGAGAAATAAATGTGAAAGAAATAGAGGTGGAAGAATGACATTAGATAAAATTATTTATTTATCGTTTTTAGCTGGCAGAGTTCAAATTATTGTTTGTTGCATATTAGGTGTATTGATAGCAACAATGTGTGTTTATTTAATCATGGGTGCTTCTGAATATGGATATGGTGATAGGGCAACTTATTATTTTAAATGCGTGAGAAAATATGCAAAACTATCGTTGGTTACAGCTTTGTTGTTTGTAATTCTACCATCAAAGTGGGAAGTGTTAAGCATGAATATTACAAAGGGATATAAGGTTGAAGCTGTTTATCAAATGACAAAAGATGAACTAAGAGATAGTATAAACTACTTTGTAAATAGCTTAGAGAAAATGGAGAGTATGAAAAATGATTAAAGTAACAAGAGAAAACAAATACAAGGTTCTCAAACCAGAATTATTTAAAGATGGTGAAGTGCTGTTGGATAAATATCCTTTGTGGATAAACATGAATATGCACCCACATCATATATGCTTTGTTAAGGATTTTGGGGATAAAGATGATATAACTTATGGAACTTCAAATACCACTTGGTTAGGGTTCAACCCAGAAGCTAATGAACTCAAACTACATTGCACTTCTTATGGTGGCATGTGTGGATTTATATTTAGCGAAGAAGACTTAACAAGAAAAGATTTATCGTTATCAAAAAATGATATAGAATGTATGGAATTTACCATTAATCTTATTAAAGAATTAAAAGATAATGGAATTATCGAGGTGGCAAAATGAAAAAAACACTTAGTGATTAAGTATTTTGACACATACCCAGAAAATAAAATTTACTTCGACAGTAAAGAAAAAGCGGAGAAATTCCTTAAAGAAAAAAGAAAAGTTGATACAGGATATTTAACAGCCTATGAGTATAGGGGAGAAGTTGAAATAAATCCTTATGAATCAACAAAGTAGATGGGGTGATGAGATTGAAAGATTGTTATTGTCATACTTGCGACAAAGAATTTAATTCTCTAGGTATTGCAAGACATAGGGCTATGCACAGAGACAGGCAAGAGGATTGCAAGATAACCTACAAAGATGGAAAAACGCTTAAATATAAGTTTAGCCAGGTGGTGAAAAATTGAAAGCAAATAGGAGAACTGCCACAGGAATTTTAAGGGCATATTTTGTATTTAAAGCAGGGCAAAGATAGATTTTTGCACCGATTCAGGTGGCACGAACTAGACGAGCCAGAATCAATTTTAATAGATTGTTATTATATTCGAGGTATAAAGACTATAAACGAGGAAGACTTTTTGATGAATACAAATGGTCTATCATTTAACGCTATTGAACAGTATAAAGAAATTTTAAGAAAATTAAAGGAGATAGAAAAATGACAAATTATTATTTTAAAGAAAGCGGTTATTACAAAATTACGAAAAATATAATAAATCAGTTGGAAAAAATTAAGGAGTAACAAATGACATATGGTGACATTAGATGGTGAAAATAAAAAGATAGCTAGAAAATATTTCAATCGCATTGCTTTAAGTCGTGAAGATATGAAAAGGTATTATAACATTTCAGGTAAAACAACTCAATTAATCAAAAATCCTAATGTTAGTTCAATAAAAGTATCTAATGTTGAATTTGATGTCATAATGAATATTGTTAATAATCGTGAGAATCAACTATTTATGGTTGTAACAGACAGAACTATTAGTAGGGTTAAACAGTTAATTGACTTATTAGATATAAATCAATTAGCGAACATATTGGGGTTGGAAAAATCTTATATAGAACAACTCGTTAATCATCAGTTATCAATTATGAGAACAACTTGGAAGGAAAAAATTGATGATTTATACCAAGAGATGACAAGAGATATTACAGTACCTTTAGATGACCTTTGTCCAGAAGTTGATTTACAAAAAATTAACATGCAAGGTTATAGAAAAGCATTAGAAAGCAATAAAAAAGCATTTAAAGCATTAGAGATTGGAAAAACTTACCGAATATATCAAAAAAGATATTTAAGTCAAAGGATAGATAAAGAGTTAGTTTTTGAGGGAACGATAATAGAAGAATATAGCAAATATTATTTAGGCAAATATCATAATAGAAATGTAACATTTCTTAAAAATTTACTATATTTGCCAGATACCATTGTAGAAGAGGTAACAGATAATGAGTTTGCCACGATATAATAAACAAGCTCAAATTAGAAGTCTTATTAGAACTTATGACATTAGAACACCAGTAGAAAAAATGAAAGAGCAACAAGTGTTAGGTGATGGCTCAATTAGAATATTGCCACGTGATGTAACAAATCACATGATAGCTGGTGCAAAAGATACGATATGTATTTTTTATCTCGAAGATGGAAGTTTATTATTAATGGAAAAAGGGTTAGCAGAAGAAAGGCTAAAAGATGAATACGGAGAAATACTTGAACAAACAACAAATAAAAATTAAATTTACAGACAAAGAACTTTACAAAGATTTCAACTCAATCAAAGTGGGAGATTGGATAGATTTAAAAACAACGGACATGGTAACATTGCGAGAAGGGCAATTTAAAATGATTGATTTAGGAATTGCAATGGAATTGCCTAAAGGATACGAAGCGTGGATTGTGCCAAGAAGCTCCACATTTATGAAATATGGTATTTTACAAGCCAATAGCATCGCTATAATAGACAACCTATTTCGTGGAGATTCAGATTGTTGGAAATTTCTAGTGTTAGCAACAAGAAAGGTAACTATACCAAAAGGAACAAGGATATGCCAGTTTAGAATTATGGAGAATCAACCACAAATTGAATTTCAAGTTGTAGATAATTTAAAGAACGCAAATCGTGGCGGTATAGGAAGTACGGGTGAAAAATGAAAAAACTTTATGGAATTGAATATGACAATGGCGAACCATGGGAAGATGGATACAATTGTGCTTTAGATATTTTATTTAAAAGCGAAAAGGAAGCAATAGATTATATCAAGAATATAACAATAACTATAGCAAGTGATGATTATGATGATGGTGTTGCTCCATATGGGAAAACATTAAAATTTAATAAAAAAGACGAAACAAGTAAGGGAGAAACACGTTACTACCTAGAAAAAGATCCTGATGCAAATAAGTATTATGGGCATACAGAAAATGGGTTCTATAAAGTATTAGAGTTTAAATTACAAGATTAAATATAAAAAAGGAGGAGAATATATGGAAAACAACAACAGATTAATTTTTATTTGCTTAATAAAAGCATTATCTATTTTAGCAACTTTGTCGGGTTTTGCTTTTTTACTATCAGACTTACTCTTTGGCGATATTGTTATATTTAGACTTATAATGTGGTCAATAGAAATGACCATAGGATCATTTGTGTATTTTTACATTGATGCTAATGACGCCGAAGAGGAGTAAAACATGGAAGCCTATTACACACCTCTCCATGTTCACACTTCACGAGGTTCATTATTGGATAGCACCAATACTCCTAAATCTTTAGTAGAAAGAGCAAAAACATTAGGACTAAAAGCATTAGCTATCACAGATCATGGCTATTGCTCAAATCACGTAGACTTCTATAAAGAGTGTATAGCTAACGGCATTAAGCCTATTTTGGGTATGGAGGGTTATATCGCCAAAGATATGACTATAAAAGAAAAAGAACAAGGCTTTTATCACGTTATTCTTTTAGCGAAAAATAACACAGGATATAAAAACTTACTAAAGATATCTTCATTAGGACACACTAAAGGTTTCTATTACAAACCTAGAGTTGACTTAAAGACCATTAGAGAGCTCAATCTTGGTGAGGGCATAGTTGCTACATCAGCGTGTGTGGGTGGACAAGTGCCTCAAATGATATTAAACAACTATTTCGTGGATAGTATAACGGATAAAATTCAAGAGTATAAAGACACTTTTGAAGATTTTTATTTAGAATTACAACCGACCAATACACCTGATAACGAGCAAACAAGAACACAACATTATGTAAATTATCAAATATATTGTTTAGCACAACATACAAAAACAAAAATGGTGGCAACTTCGGATTGCCACTTTACCAACAAAGAAGATTTTGATTTACACAATGTATTCATTCAAATATCACAAGATAGAGATAATGAAGCCTATGAAAACTGTTGGCTAAAATCCTATGATGAAATGTTAAATGGAAACTATTTTGGTGAATACAAAACTATACCAAAAGAAGAAAAACGTCAAATAGAGGCAATCTTGAACGTTACAAAGGATGTTGCAAACGATTGCACTGTAAAGTTGGAAATGGGTAAATCCTATATTCCCTCCGCAGAAATACCAAATGGTAGAACAAAAGAAAGCCAAATACTGGAATTGATTATAAAGGGATGCAAAAAAAGAGGATTTGACAAATTTGATAAAGAAAAAAAAGAACTCTATTGGAATAGAATTAAAACAGAGTTTGAAGTCTTAAAAGCTAAAGGATTTATAGATTATTTCTTGTTAGAATATAACATTATCCACACAGCAAGAAAAAAAGGAATAATCATATCTCCAACAGCCAGAGGTTCTGGAGCAGGATCGTTAATATGCTACGTATTAGAACTAACACACGTTGATCCAATAAAATATAATCTATTGTTTGAAAGATTTCTCACAATAGAAAAAAAGGGTCTACCAGATTAAGATATTAGTCGAGCTGACTATAAAAAGGGATAAAAGTCAGTGTTAATTTTCGTGAACCACATAACAAAGTGGGTGTGTGAATGCTATTTATTATAGGCAGGAAAGTAGTATTCATGCTAACGGGGAAACTCTAAAGAGCAATCTATGACAATCCCGTGCCAAGTTAAATAGAAGTGTTTATATTGAGAACGAATGTAACTAAAAATATAAAATTTAAAAACAAATATGTAGTCTTTTTCACTAGAAAAAACAAAAGAACAATTGCGAATATTTTAAACACATATATTTAAAAGGTGTAACGACTAGCTCGTAGGGGCGTAGGGTGGGTATTGTTCCACTCGAAGTGCGAAACACCATACCCGATAAAACATGGTGAAGATATAGTCTATTCCTTGTAGAAATATAAGGTAGTAAAGATAGATACAGATGTAGCAACACAAGACAAAGATAAATTAGTAGATTTAATTAAAGATATGTACGGACACGATAAAGTAGCTCAAATAGCTACCTTTGGAACATTACAATCTAAATCGGCAATACAATCCATAGGGAAAGTATTAAACATACCATATAAAACTGTCGAAGAAATAAAAAAGGGAGTAACAGATGGACTTTCCATAAAAGAATCCTTAGAAACAAATAAAGACTTACAACAATATAGAGAATTATATCCAAAGTTATTTGATTACTCAATGCGATTAGAGGGTTTAGAAAGAAATATATCAACTCATGCTGGAGGAGTAGTTATAACACCAAAAGATAAAACGATGAGTGATTTTTGCGGCATGAGTATATCAAGAAGAGAAGAAGAAATAACACAACTAGACATGGGAAATTGTGAAGAAGTAGGACTAGTCAAAATGGACTTTTTAGGACTATCAACACTTGATGTGATATATGACACCTACAAAATTATAAAAGAAAAAACTGGCAAAGACATAGAATTAAAACCAGAAACGATGAACTTTGACGATGAAAAAACCTTTGATATGTTAATAAAAGGTCATACAAAAGGAGTATTCCAATTGGGATCAAAAGGAATAACAGAAGCGTGTAAAGAACTAAAACCAAACACCTTTGACGAATTGACCAACTTAGTATCACTTTATAGACCAGCCACATTAAAAGCCTTAGAAAGATATATTAAGAAGAAAAAAGGCGAACTAGAAATAGAGTCCATAGAACCAAGAGTAGATGAAGTTTTAAGCACAACAAAGGGAGAACTAATCTATCAAGAGCAAATGATGAGAATGTTAAAAATAATGGCAAACTTCTCTGACGGAGAAGCAGATCATGCAAGAAAAATCTCATCAAAGAAAAAAGTAGAAGAATTTGAACAAGTGATGCAAGACTTCAAAAAGAGAGCAAAGAATAATGGGTTTACCGAAAAAGCAATAGACACAGTTTATGACATGATAAAAGACAGTGCAAGCTATTCCTTTGCTTTAGCTCATGGAGTATCTTACACAATGCTAACATATATCACCGCATACCTTAAAGCTCACTTCACAACAGAATTTATGTGTTCACTTTTAACTAATCAACGTAAAGAGGGTTCAACGGATATGGAAGCCTTAAACGAATACATAAAAGAATGTGAAGCAATGGGCATAAAATTAAAGAATCCTGATTTAAGAATTGGCAATTTTGACTTTAAAGTATCCAAAGACAAAGAAATAATCTATGGATTGGATTTAATAAAAGGATGCAACAAAAAAGAATTAGAAGAATTAGTCCAACATAAATTTACAACCTTTGATGAAGTGTTAGAAATTTCAACCTCAAAACAAACATTAGTACCATTAATAAAAAGTGGAGCAATGGATCATCTCGGAGAGAGAAAAGACTTATTGATAAAATTACTTGCCAAGAGATTTGAATTAGGACAAGAAAAGAAAAAGAAATTAAAAACTATAAATAAAAAACATATCGCACAATTATTATCAGAAAGGAAAATAACATTAAGTGAAGTTCCTCTTTTTGGCACAGAAGCCAAACAATTAAAGGATAATCAAATAAAAGAAAATAATCTCAAAAAAGAAAAAGTACTAAAAATACTAAACCAAGAAAACAAAAAAGAAGTGTGGCAAGATTGGAAAGAAAATATTCTTATTGGAGATTATGCAATATGGGAATACCAAATATTAGGATATACCTTGACTGGAGAACTATTCCAGAAAGTAGACAAATTTGTTAATTTCTTTACAGAAACCTTTGAGTATATAGATTTACCTTGTATAGTAAATAAAATCGATAAAAAGAAAATAAAAAAAGGAAAATCAAAAGGACAAGAAATGGCAATACTAGACTTAGACACACCCTTTGGAGAAATAAGAGCCTTATGCTTTGCTACAAGTTGGCAGAAGCTAAAATATAAAATAGACAAAGGAAAAAGATATATCCTATGTGGAACAAAAAAAGACAATCAGTTGATAATAACAGGCATGATGAGTTATGACAGATATATAAAAAACTTTAGAGAATAAGGAGTATATGAAAATGAAAACAAAAGAGTTTATAGAAGCAGTAAAACAGAGAGGTTATAAGGCTATTGAGAGCGATTTTTTTTATGATGTTCACAATCCAGATGAAGAACGCATAGGAAGCGTGGCAAAAAACATGCCCTATGTATGCAGCACAGTGTCTCAAGAACTTAATAGTCAAATAGATAAATTAATACTTGAATATGCCATGACACCAAATGAAGAGCGAGAGGGAAAAAAGAAATATAAAGTAACAGCACATTTAGATTTTACAGAAGACGTGTTAGAACTTGATGATAATCTAACGGAAGAGGAAGTAAAAAAAGAGTTATACGAATATGCATGTAGCTTTTTGTATTGGAGTTATAAAAAAGTAGAAGAAAATTAATAGGAGGCAAAGGCAAGTGATATTACCAGAATTTAAGATAATCAACCAAATTACAGACGAAGTATACAAAGACGAATTAGTTACACAAATTACAGAAGATATTATACAAGGGATACTAAACGTTATTTCAACTTACGAACAAGAGGTATAAAAATGACGGGACAAAACAGTCAAGAAAAGATGGTAACAATAAAATTACCATATGACGACCTCACAGACGTTTTAATAGTATTTGAAGATTGGATACACAATCGTAGCAATAAAAGTATAGTTAAAAGAGAAAATGTAGCTAGAATATATTATCGACTTGTAAACATATGGGGTGATAACGCAAAAGATGACCAAAAAAAATGAAGGGAAAAAATTTGAAGAAGATTTTAGAAACTCAATACCAGAAGATGTGTTTTGTTATAGAATAAAAGATAGTTCTAATTTTAACCAAACAACAAAAAATATGTGCGACTTGATACTATTTCAGTCGCCATATTTATTTTTATTAGAATTAAAATCAACAAAACAAAATCAAATATCCACAGATGAAAAAATAATAAAGCAACATCAAATAGACAGATTGTATGACGCACAACAAAAATGCAACAATATAGTTGCAGGTTTTGTATTGAATTACAGAGGGAGAGAACTTAAAACAAAAATAGTATTACCAGAAACATATTTCATACCAATAGAAGAAATGAGAAAAATATACTATAAAGAAAAAAAGATACACAAAGACCAAGCAAGAGAAATAGGCATAACAATACCATATCGTAAAAGAATTACAAGATTTGAATATAGCGTACCTTTAAAAAATATTGTAAAAATAAACAAAAAACTGTAA